AAGATAATCAAACGTATTGTGGTATGACTATTTCAGATAATCCTTATTATGATCATTAATAACAGATAAAAATTAAAAATTGATTTTGGGAGATATAGAATAGATACAAATAAAGAATTAGAATATATAAACCGACCAAGAGAATAAAATGGGGTACGTCATTATTATTGTTGGACTTGTGATCATTGTCATTTTAATGGTATCGTTATTAAATAAAACACCGGTAGAAAACGAATAAAAACAAAACATATATAAATAATTTAAATGCAAGTATGACAATTTAAATTATTTTTGTAAGTATCGCATTAACGAATAATGTAACTAAGAATATTATGAATCACCAAATCAATAAAAAACGGATGTTGCATCTTTCCCAGTATACCGTTATTTTTAGCATCATCTGTAATTTGTAAAAGGGTTCTTTTTTCAACTTGTTTTTGTTTTGAAATATAGTATGAACACAATCTTCTTTCTTCGTAAAAATTGTAGATTGAAGAAATACCTTTATTCATTTTTCTTGTAATTATCCTGTCATCAACACCTCTATCGAGAATTTCAAAGTAGATATCAGAAGATATAAGTTTTTTAGATATCAATTTCTGAATGTAATTTCGAACACTTGTTCGAAATCTCTCTTCTAATTCAATTTCATATCCATCGTCCATTTCCCCTTTGCTATCACTACGACCTCGTTTTAGCTTACGTATTGACACAAAACTCATTTTTTGTGAGTATAATACTAAACTACTAAAAGAGATTATTTATTCCATTATAATTACACTATATCTATCGTATAAATATTTATTACATATACACCATACTATGGTAATAAATATTTATTTATCTTTATAAGTATCTTTTCCAACTTTTACAGCATAGATATGTTCTGTTAAAAGTAAAACTGTTACGATATAAACGAGGGGAACATATATCATATCATATGCAACAGCAGATAATCCCGCTGAATGGAACCAACGAGAAAAGAAAGATGATGTTTTCAATGGAGCTTGTATGTATCCAATATAAAACATACCTGAAATAGTTGCGGTAGTTAACACAACAATAAATGTTTTTAAAAGCATTTCTTGAATATCCATGAAGTAAATAATAAGTTGTGCAGCAAGGATGTAAAACAATACCAAAAACATATCGAAAGGTATCATCTTCAAAAAGTTTACTTTGTAATACTCATCTACCAAGTTTTGTTGATTTGTTAAAAGTCCAGGCAAATTAATTATATACACAATAAAAACTGTAGTAAAACCAAATGCAAGAATGTATGACAATGCTAGTGTAGAAACATCTTTTTGAACACTGACCATTTGTATATTATATAAAAACAAAATAAATGAAAGCTAAGTTAGTCAATAATTAGATATATAATAGCGATAAAAATCTTAGTAAAATATATACATGAACAAACTAAATCCAATATACAAATGTAACTTGATGATAAATAAAAACACATTATCCAAGATCATTGTGTTTTTTGGTAATAACGAGTTATCATCTGAACAATTAAATGACACATTCATAAATAATCCAAAAGACGATTTGTTTGTTGACCCTGAGTCAGGAACCCCAGTATTTAACGATGATGAACTTGATTTTATTAAGAGACAAAATATACCCATCATATTTGTAAATGAAAAAATTAATGCTGACGACAGTATTGTTTCCATAAAAATAAAATTATTACAGGTTACTGAAAAAATTGCATCTAGAAAAGTTGCAATTGAAGAACTTTATTTATTTTGTTCTAAGCAAAAAAAACTAACACCTGAAGATTTTTATAATTCATTAACACAAAACAAACGTATCAAGCTTACACACGAAAGATTAGAAAACGCTTTACAAAATTTCAAACAATCACATATTTTTTCTCAAATCCCATTTGAAATAAATAATCCCAAAGACTCTTATTCATATGACGACCTTCTTTCTTTTGATATTTTTCATAAAGATGTGAATACACTTCTGATGTTGGGACAACGAATGTTCATAAAGACAGGAAATTATCCGTTTTCATATAACCCATATGATCTACAACATTATGACACGATTTTGAATAGTGGATCTTTTAATTCACTCTCTACAACAAACAACAATCTACTTTTAGAAAACGGTGATATACTGAATAACAACATATACGTATGTTTTGCACAAGATGTCTTAACAAATAAAGTAGGTGACAATCTAAACGATGATTATTTACTAAATGTATATTTTCCACTACTTTCCAAAAACAATATCAAGTCTCTTTCTGATTTGCAAACACAACGTGATGTATTGTTAAAAAATACAGAAACAATAATGAATGAAGAAACAAAAAATACATTTGTAAAAGAAAATATGTTACACGAAATACACAAAACAAATATTGGTAATGCGGTATTTACATACGCAAACAAGGGAGTTGTTGAAATAAAAATGTTTATTCATCAAAAATTTTCTTTGAAAATACCTCTTGATACTCTTTTCAAATTAATACTTGCAAGTGAAACAATGCCTATGATAAAAATAAACCCTTCTACAAAAAACGAAAACAACTATAAACTTTATGGATCTGAAAAATCAAAAAATAATCGTGTTATTCCATTGTTATCCAAACAAACTATTAATTCGCTAATAAATACTCTTGGAAAGAATAAGGGAGTAAGTGTGTTTTTTAATACAGATAAAGATGTATATCTCTCTTGTGATTTTCAAGAAAACGGTGACATATTGGTATACATGAAAAGTCAAACCCCTAGAGAATTACAAGAAATTACAGATATTGTTTTACAATACATAAATCCTGTTATCGAATATATTTACGATTTCTTTTCTCAAAGTGGTTATATTTTCGAAAAGTTTACCAGTTTATATCACGAACTTATTGAAATAGTTCATATTGAATATGCTTCTGAAATTATTGTAAATGATGAATTAACAAAAGTAGATATAGAACCAATTAAAAAATGTGTCACTCCTATTTTTGTTGTAAATAATACAAGTTTGAGTGACAATACTTCCAACATTATCGAGATGCGATACAGAAAAGTATCTAATTTCAATAAAATGACTAGCATTGAAGCATACACAATTGAAAACTTAAAAAGAAAAGATGGACTACACGGATTACAATTAATCGAAGGATTAATGTCAAATTACAATATTGATGAATCCACAGCTAGGGATTCTATTGCAACTGTTGCAGCACAACTTACACTTGAAACAGGAAATATTGGATCAAAAATAGCACGTATTCGAAATAACCCAGGATTTTACACAAAAATTATAGACATTACAAAAAAAGGATTACGTAGTGAAAATAAATTACAATTAACTATTTCGGGTATTGATAACATTTACTATATCGAGTTCATCGAAATTTATGTAGATAGTCTTTTTCATCTACTTTTTAATTATGCTTCTGTATCATCCACATTTACAAATATAAATGAAATATGTAGACTTGTTGAAAATGAAAACATAAAAGGTGAAGAAATATTGTCATCAAAAGACGGAATGTTTACTGTAAACGACAAATTACAAATTGTCGATGAAGAAGTAATTGAAGACTCAGAAGTTGATGCAGTTCCTGTATCATTTACCGATTATGTTCCAGGTGATCAAGTTCAAGAAGGTACAAATGCCCTTGCGTTATTGTATGGTGATGGAAATGAAAGTGAGACATATTCTGATTTTGAATCTGATGTTGAAGGAAACGAAGATGAAGATGCAGATGACAATGATGATAGTCAACAATTTGGAGGAAATAATCCAGTTGGTATGAAACTAAAAAAACCAAGCCCATTTATGGAAGCTATGGAAGCAGCTGCACCAGAATTATTTTTGAAAAAAACATTTGGTACTTATGATAGATATTCTCGTTTATGCGATGGTGCATATGGAAGACAACCGATTGTGCTAACAAAAGATGAATATAAAGATATGATTTCAACTGAAAAAGATGGAATTATTAAAAGATTTGGACAAGAAAATTATGATACACTTACTGAAAAAGAAAAACAAGAAATTATTCATAAAAATACACAATTAGATCATCTTTATGGTGTTACTTACGGTGTAACACCTGAAAAAGAATATGTATATGTTTGTCCAAGATATTGGTGTTTAAAAACAAATCAGTTTATTCACCCTGATGAAATGGTACAAAAGAAAGATGAAAACGGCGAACCTATGTTTGATGAAAAAGGAAAACCTATTTTAGAACATCCAACTTGTGGAGGTATTATACCGAAAAATCAAGATAAAGTGAAAGATGATGGTAATTTTGTATATGAGTTCTCAGGAAAAGGAAGACAAGGAAGTGATGGATCATATGCACCTCAACATCCAGGATTTTTACCATCTGATAAACATCCAAAAGGATTATGTATTCCTTGTTGTTTTAAACTTAAAGTAAGTAGAGACGGTTCGGTATCTTTAAATAGCACTCAGAAACAACGAAGAATGGAGTGTGTCAAGGAACCAACCGATAATAGTGATCAAGAAACACAAGGTATAGATAATACGGGAGTTAAAAACGATGCTCCTATTCCATTATCAACAGAAACAGCTTACATTATGGATCAAAAAACATTCCCGCTAACAAGCGGAAGATGGGGATTTTTACAAATAGAAGTTCAACATTTTTTCAAAGAATATACCAGCGACTATCAATTAGTTGGTAAAAATGCACAATTACCTAATAATATGTTAGCATTGTTGAGACATGGTGCAGATAAAAGTGAAAAACAATCATTTTTAACAGCTATGGCAGATGTAATGTTTTATGAAAACTCATCTAATAAAATGCAATTAGAGCAATTCAAAGAATATATTATTGAAAAATTAACTATTGAACGATTTGCAAAGTATCAAAATGGTAATTTAATAACAACTTTTTCAAATATGAATACATCTGAAAGTCAAAATACAGATATTAGTCAATATAGTTCATCTCCTATTTATCAAGAAGATAATATTGAAACGTTTCAAATGATAGTAAACTCTTATGAGAGTTTTATTCAATACATAAAGAACGAGGACTCTTTTATAGATCACACACATTTATGGGATTTTATGTGTGATAAAGATGTTCACGAATCTCACCCAAAAGGTATAAATCTAGTAATCTTACATATTCCAGAAGATGATTCTACAACAAATATAGAACTTGTTTGTCCATCAAATCATTATTCTGCATCGTTGTTTAATGTTTCAAAACCAACTGTATTTTTAATTGAAAAAGAAAATGTGTATGAACCCATATATTCATTTAAAAGAGAAGAAGATCAAGCAAAGTTTCAAAAATACTTTTTAGGAGGTACTCACGAAACACCTGAAATTAGCCCTTCTATGACACCAAGTTCTGTATTAACAGCGCTCGTGAAAATTATCAATCCAATATATCAGAAAAAATGTAGTCCATTATATCATTTACGTCGAAACTATACATTTACTTCCGCTATTCATTTAGATACATTATATTCAACGTTAAAATCAAAAATGATGTCATCTGAAGATTCAGTTAAGTTTGTTATTCATAAAGAAGTTGTTAATTTTTCTTTTAAGACGATTGGTCTTGTTGTTTCAATAGATGATAAAAGTGGTTTTATACCTTGTTATCCATCTGCTGCATTAAAATATGGAATTAACGATTATGTTTTTATGGATGACGAAAGTATTTATAACACATACGATGATACAATTGAATTTATAAACACTGTAATTGAACATTTTAGCCGAACAATTCCAATTCAACCAGCCTTTAAACTTGTTGAAGACGAAGTAGTAGTTGGATTTATCACTATCACCGATCAAATCATTCTTTTATCTGAACCAATAGATGTAAGTATGACAAATGATGATATACCAATCATCAATCATAAAGGTTATACAAACAAATCATCTGGAATATCAAATGGATTTATTGATAAAAAGATAATGAATAGTTCATCGATAGATACAGAAAGAGAAGAATACATAAACAAAATAAAACTAGAAACAAACTTTTTCAATGCTTTTAGAAACACAATGCGTATATTGTTGAACGATTATAGTAATTTAAATATGAGATCTGAGATCGACAAAGTATTAAAGGACGATAGGATGATATACAGTGATAAAATGAAAATTGTATCTGAAAAGGTGAATGAATTATCGAAAAAAGCCGTTATATTCTCTGATGAATTAGATATATCCAAACTTCAATCAGTATCTACTTGTATTCATCAAAATGAAGAAAAATGTATTACGAATAATCCAGTATGTATTATTTCAAATGGTATATCTGGAAAAGAAAAATGTATGATCGTTATACCAAAAAGAAATATTATTTCACCAGAAGTTGATAATGAAGATAATTATATTCGAAAGATATCAGATCAACTAATACGGTATGTAAGAATAAGATCATATATGTTAGACAAAACTCAGTTTTTAACATTTGCAGATATAAAGTTTCAATTATCGAATAATGAAGTTGTTTTATCACAAAGTATATTGAAAGATTCGTATTTTGACAATTTGGATAGTTTACTCATTGATAATACAAATATCGTAAATGCATATGATAATGTAAACCCAATAGGGTATAATGCACCACAACATGAAATAGCATTTAATTACGATAATGTTCCTCGTATTCACGATATGGAAAACCCCAAAAAAATAGAACAAACGAAAATACCACAAAAATTAAGAATGACACAAAAATTAGAAAGTGATACAACTATTGTAGAACCAATTGAAATAAAAGAATCGGATATGATAAATAATGAAACTCAAACTCAAACTCAAACACGAACACCTAAAAAATTAAAAATAGTTCAACAATTAACATCTTCGGAATCCGATAATGAAAATGAAGAAATTGAGGAAATCAAAAAAAATGATAGATAAGTAGACATTAACTAACAAACCATTTATTTAGTATTTATATGCAAACTATTTTATTTAGTTAATATATAAAATGAGTCCCGATCTTGAAAGTATGCTCAAACCTAACTTTAGTCGCAAGTATTGTGATTACTTTTACTTCATTATGGTTTTTTACGTAATTATTGGATTATTAGCCATTGTAGATACTGTTCTTGGAGCTATTGCAGCTAAGAGTATGAAAGAATATATGAAAAAACATCTTTTAGGAAAGATTTTAATGCTTTTGGGCGTTGCTGTTCAATATTTCGTAATTCGTTTACTTTACAGTATGTGTCACAACTCCTTACCTGCGGAATCTTTTGAACAATTCACTGGCGGTGATGATGAACCTGAATCAATGACTGGTGGTGATGACGACGAAGGGTTTACAGAAGCAGGACCTGAACCATTTAATGGTGGTGACGATGGTCTTGAAGGTATGTATGGTGGTCAGGATAATGATGATGACAAAATTTAAATAAACAAATCAACCTCAAACTAAATCTAAAATTCATAAGAGATTATATATTCACTTATGAATTAGCAAATGTAATTTATAAATCAGTGTCTCCATCATCTTCTCCCACACTGTTTAGCATTTCTTCATATTGTTCATGGGTAAAACCATATTGTTCATATGTAGATCTTTGTAATTCATTTATTCTTTGTTCAAGATAATTCAATTGTTCTTCTGATAATCTTCCACCATATCTCCTTTCAAATGACCCAATATTTATGAGACTAGACCCAACAATTCTATTTTGTGAATCTCTACTAACTTGTAAATTATTTGAACTTGGTGTATTATGTCGTGTAACAGGACTATTATAACTACTTTCACTACTTTCAACATCACTTGCATAGTCATATTGTGCTGGAACTGTATCTGATTCTTCACTTTCTTCTTGAACATTTTCATTTATTGGATGTTGTACAGTTCTTTCTGCAAAACGTGAGGTTTGTGATCTACCTCTTTCTTGACGATGTGAATATTCTCGTCCAGCTCTTCTAATACTTTCAAGCATTGTTTGATATGTTTCATTATCATATAACATTTCTCTTGATACAGAAGTAACCTGTCCTCTCCAAGGTGCAATAGGATATACAGTAAATGGATTTGTTGTAGATGTAAAAAACTCACTAGAACCACTAACCGAAAAAGAAACATTTTGTGAAATACGTTGATATCTTGAACTACCAGCAAGAGGTGGTGACCATACACGTCTTGTAATATTTGTGTTTGTAGTTGCATTTGTAGGTGTGTTTGTATTTATAGGCCTATCCGGTTGAGTTTGAGAAATAGGAGGATAAGGCCTGGGATGTATTTGCGATTCATCATTACTTGAATCAGTGTATAGTGATGAATGAAACGATTCAGGAGTTCTAAACCCATCATTTGCGTCTTCATTATGCACAGTCATATATTGAACTTCGTTTGATACAGTTATATTCGTATTTTGTTGAAGTAATAAACTTTCCTCTTCATCCTCTTCTTCATCATCATCGTCTTCATCATCACTATCATCGCTATCATCACTATCATCACTATCATTTTCATCGTATTCATTCGTTCTATTCGTTACTGGTAATAGTCTTGTCCTTTGTGGTGTTAGTAAAGAAGCTGGTATCTGTGACTGGGATTGAGATCCTCCATAATTTGGAGGTGGTAATGATGTATTAAGTAAACTAGGATACTGTGCTTCAATATCTTGTTGCATATTTTGAAGTTCTTGTGCTAATATTCCTGAACCAGAGACTATCATATTAGAAATATCATTTCTACTGAAAATAGATGGCATACGCATATTTTCAGTATCCATTTCTGAAAATAATCTACGATGAACAAATGCACGTGTTCGAAAATATTCACTTACAAAATCTTCTTCAAGACCACCACCATCATAATCTTCATCAAATACACCGGTACTTTGTATTCTTGATATAGTATTATACAATTCATCTTCTTGTGGCAATAAAGTAATTGTATTTCGCAATAATTTATCTCTTGGTTGCTGGTAATAAATATAAGGGGAACGACTAATATATCCTGCATCATATTTAACAAGTAACTTACCATTTTCATATTCTTTCACAACTCTTTGACCAAAAGTTGGATTCACTCTATCCAATTCCATCAACCATGTAGATAATGTTTCGTGTGCTTCATTTCTCCTTGGAAAATCTCTTGCATAATTAAGCTTGTACAAATACAAAGAAAGATATGGTTTCATAATTTCAACTAACTCCTTTTTCGGAAATCCAAACGATATTTTTATTTTTTTGATACAATTTCTATAATCTGTAAACATACGTAAAACATATGCATAAAGTTTTTTATAATCACCCTTTTTTATCCTATTTTCAATAGTTCTGTCACGTATCAATATCTCGTATTTACTTATATAATTATCATCATCAAAATGGGAAAGAAAATAAGCGTGAAATAATTCATCAATATGATAATTTTTCATTTTTACAAAAAAATAAAAGTTATACAGATCAGACTTTGATAACACAACATTGTTATATGGATTCTTTATAGCTATTATCTCAGGAAAAAAATTATAAGTATTAATTATTCCATTTAAAACAATATGTAACAATTGATTCACACGAAAAACATATTTACCATTCTTTTCATATAAGGTATACACATCTCGATCCGTTTCTGTTAATGGCATTAATATAAGATCTTCAGTATTCATTAACTTCGCATATCTAGCACGCACAATCTGGGAAAATTTAACAAGTGATAAATAATGTTTCTGACAATAAGAGAATGTAGACATTATAAACTTTTTATTTGCAATCATATTATCTACGGGTGTAAAAATATTTTCCTTATCCATACATTCCATAAGGACTCGGTATTTTGAAACAATACATTTCGTAAGATAAGTCTCAACGTCATTGTTTTCTACTATCTGTTTTTTGCGTTGAATCATTGGATATAAATAATCTTGAACAAACATATATGCATTTGGTGATGCAGTTGTATATAACTCAGTTTGTTTATCCATATCAAATATAGAAACATCCAAGTTTATACTCGGACATTTTAAAAAGTTTACGCACAACGTCGCAAATGTTCCTGACATAATATATACTTATACTATAAAGATTTTACTATATACAATATGATAAAATCTTTAACTATTATTTTTATTAAAGCTAGAAGCTTATACTAGAATCACTAAAATCCTGGATTATAATCATCATCTCCACCAATATCTACAGTCTTGATATTATTAACATTGTTTTGTATCATCAAATTAGACAAAGAACATTCTTGTGTTGTATCTTTCTTTGTATACATATCCTCAATCTTCTCCTGTTCCGACATATTGTCAAACTCAACTGCTTCTTCTGTTTTCTGCATTTCATTCATATCCAAATAAATCTTAAAACTATTTGTTCCAAACTTACCTTCTTGACCACACATTATATTAGCTGATACACCATGCATCATATCTAATTCACCGTGACGTGCTGCTCTCAAAAACATTTCTGGTGTTTCTTCAAAAGATGCTTTTGCAATAGGGCCAATATTATCATTATTGATACCGTGTCGGAAGATGGATATCATTTTAGTTGTATATGTCATTCTATCGCATAACAAACACAAATGATGCGCATTAATGTAAGTGCCATCAAACTCTATCACTTCAACAAGCTCATTATAAATGGTTTGTCTTGCTGCTTCAATACCAAATACATTATAAGTCTCAATAATATCGTTACTAAATGTTTTCGTGAAATCAATATAATCTAAAGCCAAAACATCAATTAGGTTTGACCCTACAGTATCAAGAACCCAAATATCTTTCTTTTCAAACACACCATTCTTCTCATAAATATTATTTTTCACTTTTCTTAAAATAACCTTACCAATCTTCTTTGTTCCACGTAATACAATATTATCCATAAGCTCTTCTTGAAACTTCTTCAACTTGTAAATATGATCAGATTGATCAAGAGATTGAACCTTACCCTTTCCTTTTGCATCCTTTCCACTAGATTTCAAGATTTCATTCATACGGATTCTGAATATCAACTTATCAGAATTGTAATCCGAATAGACACAATCAATCTCAGAATTATAAGTATTTTTCATAGTGAAGTTTACATCCTCCATCGTAATATTCTTATCCAACATTACATCAGAGTTTAACTCTGTTCTAATAATCCACTTAGACTTTTCTGCACTTTCAGAAACATCATTCTCATTACACTCTGAAACCATTTTCTCGAATTCGTAATATTGTTCAATCATTGTCTTATCTTCTTCAATATTCGTGTTCATATCATCCGGATCAAAACAAATATCGATACTCTTGATAATATCCTTCAATCTAGTATGCTCTAACATATTCATTACAGTTTGTGCACGCTCACGATCATCTTCATCTTCAGGCTTCAAATAAATAGTCAATGAAGGATTCTTGGGTTCAGATGACAAAGACAATATTTCTTCGATACGTGGCACACCACGAGTAACATTAGACTTAGATGCAACACCAGCAAAATGGAAGGTATTTAAAGTCATCTGTGTAGTAGGTTCACCAATACTTTGCGCAGCAATCATACCAACCATTTCTCCAGGATTTACAATTGCTTTCTTATAACACAAAACAATAGTTTCAATCAATAGAGATAGCGCTGTCTTGTTCATTCTCTTTGTAAACAATAATACAGATGGTGATAAGTTAAAGTAATACAAAACCTTAAACAAATCATTTGGTGGAGCACATCGTATTCCTTCTAGAACACGAAAACCTTCCTCAATCATTTCATATGCTTCCAAAATGGTGATATCTACAATCGAAGAACCAGTAATATTCATTTGTCCTAATGTATTGTTGATAATATAGGAAAACGCAACTGGACTACTTACACTTATCTCATTCTTATACTTGAATACATTCTTTACAATCTCGTTGCGCATCTTAATCATATAATCAGTATACATCTTGTTCTTATCAGACATTTGTCCAAGTTGTTTCTTATGACGATCATTTGCCTTTTTTGTATAAATACTAGACATTATACTCTTCTTACCAGTTGCCTCTGGAATACTATAATGAGCATAAATATCTTGAATAGTCATATTGATTAATCCCAAAGGCTGGTTTTCAACACGAATAGGATCGAAATTATCATCACCATAAGTGAACTGAACAATCTTTCCTTTGTTTGTGCGAACCATCATATCGTAAGATACCATCAGATCCTCCATACCTTTAATCAATCTTCTCTGGATATAACCAGTAGTAGATGTCTTTACAGCAGTATCAATCAAACCAACACGACCACCCATAGCGTGGAAGAACAATTCTTGTGGACTTAGACCATTAATATAAGAACTTTCTACAAAACCACGTGCACTTGGACTGTCATCATATTTATTGAAATGAGGAAGAGTTCTGTTCTCAAAACCATAAGGAATACGTTTTCCATCCACATTCTGTTGTCCAAGACAAGAGATCATAAATGAAATATTCAAATCAGAACCTTTTGAACCAGCTTTTACCATAGTAACAAAACGGTTATTTTTAGATAAATTATCCAATCCAATCTTTCCAGACTCAGATGTAGCTTGATTCAATATATTGTTGACTTGTGTCTCAAACTCTTCTTTGTTTGTCTTACCTGTCTTGTTCTCAAAAACACCAATTTGAGTTTGATCAATCAAATCCTTAACACTATTTTTCTTATTTTCAATAACCTTTGAAATCTCATTCGTTGTCTTCTTATCAGACAACAAATCACTAATACCTACACTAAATGAAGATGTACACAAATACTCTGTAACAATATTTTGAATATCGTCCACAAAATCAGATGATGCAGAGTTTCCAAAATCATTACAAATACGATGAATCAAACCTTTTGTTCCACCACCAATAATGGTCTTCTCAAGTTGACCTCGCACATATTTACCATTTACGATTTCCACTACATTATTCGTTGTTTTCATATCATCGTCACTCTTATGCCATTTGTTCTTTGTCTTATAAGACATTGGAGGCATAATTTGACTCAATATATCAAAATTACTTACCTTGTCTTCTTCCAATAACTTAGTCTCATCAATCTTCGTAGACATCATCAATATGTTCATTGCACGACGCTTATCAAACTTAACATTTGGTCGTGTGAACAGATAACATCCAAGAGCTGAATCCTGATAAATACCAATAATTGATGAATTATTGGCAGGACTAATTATCTGATATGGAACTGCTGCAAGTGTTCGCAGTTCGGTTTCTGCCTCCACATCTTGAGGCATATGCAAATTCATCTCCAAAATCCCCAAGGTTTCCCAGGGGGCCGGACTGTATCTTAAGCAAACTCTGGTTGATTAGACCATCATTGTTCACCCATACCCGTTCAGTCTCTGAGCGCCTAACGTATCCTATCATAACGGACTTAGTTAGTAACGCTGCGGATTGTCCAATCCCACGACATTATTACCATTGGGTTCGGCTATTAACCGAGTTCCCTCAATATGTTTCCATTATGAGGTGGTAGTCGTGGGCTCTAAGGAGTTTCCCGCATCAAGGCATGTTGCCGTTCTTTTAAATCAAATATAAATTGTCTCGCTCTATTTTTTAATACTGATATTGGTTCATACTTGCTAACAAATGTTATACGTTTTTTATCGATAACGACTCTAATATATTCACTATTATTCGTGTTATTTCTAACGATACGAATATAGCTATCTATTTTTTCGTCATCAATTACTACGTCTTTGAAAAGGTCGTATTTTTTTTCTAAATGTTGTTTCTGTGATATTTTCGCTCTATTTTCACAACTTTCTTTGTTGTCACTATAGAACGATTTTAACCTGTCAGATATCAACTTTTTAGTATAGTCACTTCGTATTTGAGGTTTTGTAAATGGGTTTGGTTCTGGTTTATTTGTTCTCCAAATATAATCCCCATTTACATCTGTAAATCCTCTTCCACCATCTGTTAAATTATAGCCATCTGGATATTTTGTTTCATACTCTGTAATATAATGCTTTTCTTGTGTATCTAATTCATCTACTGGGCAGGTATGAATTAATTCACAAGTAAAGCATTCTTTACCATACTTTCTTATAGCAGAGTTCAAGTAACTACATTGTGTTTTCTTACTTGAATGTGCCTCGTGTATGTGATCTTTGAAACGACTATTGTATCCAAATGGTCTATATTTATTACGATTTAATCTATGACTACGTGTTTGTCCTATATACGACTTTCCATTTACGGTATTTGTCATTTTGTATATTTCACCAACGATGTGTTCTTGTTCATCTTTATTCAGTATCATTATTAGTATTGCGAGATATTTTATTTTGATTTTATTAAACGACTAGGTGGTTATATTAGCTAATGTATCTTTGCACATACACTCGCTAGTAGATATTACACTGTCTTCCCCAATAAGTTTATCTACAACTTATTGAGCAGCCACCTGTTGAGGACAAGATCTATCCCCATCAAAATCAGCATTGTATGGTTTTGTGTCCGCAACATTCATACGAAAAGTATCACCCTTGGACATCACTTTCGCAATATGACACATCATACTCATTCTATGAAGCGTAGGCTGTCTATTAAACAAGATAGGATCACCATCCATCATATGTCTGTGCACAATATCTCCATCTTCCAACTCAATTGAAGACTTGTCAACATATCTCAAGGTAATAGAATCACCGTTTTTCTTTTCCAAGATCTTAGCACCTGGATAGTTATCCGGGCCATTATTCACTAACTTTCTTAGGAAATTACGATTACGTTCATTTACCTTCACTGGTTTGGTAATATTCTTAGCAATCTTCATAGGAATACCTAATTCACGAATGGAAATATTTGGATCAGCTGTAATAACAGAACGAGCACTGAAATCTACACGTTTTGCCATCAAATTACCTCTCATTCGTCCACCCTTTCCATTCAATCTATCTTTGATTGACTTTAAAGGACGACCAGAACGTTGAGCTACAGATGCAACACCTGGTATCTTATTGTCTACTTGCGTAGCAACATAGTATTGCAAAACAGTTGCCCAATCTTCAATAATATTTCCAGATGCATTATTATTTATTTTTTCTTGAAGAGTCTTATTTGTCTTAATAATATTACAATAAATATGAGTCAAATCATCCTCACTTCGTTGTTGTGCATCGTGTTTAACAGATGGACGAACAGCTGGTGGTGGAACAGCCAATACTTGACAAATCATCCAATCAGGTCTAGACCAAACAGGATTAAAACCCATAAATGCAACATCTTCATCTGAAATACGTTTAAATATTTTCAACACCATTTCAGGGGTCATTTTTATAACTATTGGACTACCATCTTGTTGCTTCCATTCAGCAACAATAGTAGCCAATCCTTCCTTCTGTATCTTTCTTGGTTGAACACATCCACAACCACAATCTGTTTCATCACCACAACGTTTCACTCCACTTGCAACTGAGAATATGTATTTCCATCTAGCATCTCCAGTCAACTTTAGTGCGTTACTATAAGTATCTTTGGATATTTTTAGTTTACTGCACTTAAAACAAACACAACGTAGTATTTTTATAATTGTTTGTAAATATTGAATATAATACACAGGTTTTGCCATCTCGATATGTCCAAAATAACCAGGCGTCTTTAAATAATCAAGTCCATCTGTCAAACAAATAAGACCTGGTTCAAGAACACCCATACGAGGGTCAAATAAACCGCCAATTACAGGTTTGTTATTTATATAGGTATCACGGCTAGTAATTTCCGCAACAGAAGAGTTTCGAATCTCTTCTGGCGATAAAATACTGAACTGGATACCCAAAATTCTTGATGGAACAACTGGTTTTGTTGATGTCATTGTCCTTCTTATAATAACGGAATATATTTAGATTAGTTTTGATTCAATTTTAATTTAAACATATTGCCAATTATAATAAAATGTCACAATTTTCACAAGATTCTAAATATGAAAATCCAGTGTTTCAACACTGTGAAAAAAGTAAAGTGTATGAAAGATCAGTTGGTATCAAGTTTCCATTATCATGTCACCATCCTTGTACAAACGTAGACCAGCAAGGTGAATATTATGTTACTCCAGGAAACAGAGTATTTATAATGTCATTAAATGATGCCTGTAAAAGTGATATTCTCTCTACTATGTTTGAAGAAGCTGTAAGTGTAGAAAATCTACTTTATTTTGAATTTACAATTCCAAAAGAACTGTATAGAAATGTACGAAGTGTAGACGTAGCTAAGTTTATTCGTCTTTGGATTGGTATTGATGTATATTTTTCTGGGGATTTAGATAATGATTATAAACATTGTTGGAAAGATATTGCACGTTTATCACAAGCACTTTTATTGTCAAGTGATTTAAGGTGGGTTACAGAGCTTGAAAAGAAGTTTCCTCCTATTGTAAGTAACACAAAAATGCACGGTTATAATGATAACGATGATTAGTTACATAAATATTTTATCTAAATCTGGTAACGTTCCTTGGTCAAACTTGTTAGGTGCATTTACACTTGTAATCTTAATTGTATTTGGTGTTTTTACAATATAGTTGCTGTCAAGATGTGCGATACGTAGAGTGTATGAAAAATAAATACCATGATTATTCAGTTTATTAATGATGATATTTAAAAACCCATTTTTATAACTAGATACGTAATATTGTATACTTACTTCTTGGTTATCCAGTAACAGTTTTTTTATAACCTGTATCATACGAAATTTTATGTCCGTATATTGGTTATTTTTCATCTTTTTTGATAATACAGAACATGTAGTGGAATACTCTTCCAGTTGATTATCTGTAAATGGAATAGCCAAATCATTGATCGTCGTTTTAAGATGTATATATTTTAACAAATAGTGACAAACACAGTCAGTTAATCTTCTAATGGGTGATGTGAAATGCACATATTCTGGAGCACCCACTAAGTCATGCGACTGAACGGTTGACATATACTCTGCCTTGATACCATTTGTGATAATTTCATTCAACAAATCTTGTCCTGACACACTATCGTCTAGTGTATGTAACCAATCTTTTGCAGGACATATTCTGTATAGTCCCGATGAATGAAAGTTGATTTTTAGATATTCGCCTATAAATGAATTTGCAAAAATAGCGAATTCTGCAATCATATGTTTCATTAGTATTTCAGTAGGAGAGTCAGAATAAAGAACAGGTTCATTATTATCAAATGTAACGTAAGAGTTTGCAACTTCATTGAGAACAACTGCTTTTGTTTCTCTTTTTCGTAATGATTGTAGCGATTCCGATATTTTAAGACATATATAAATAACGTCATTATTGTAAAAGTCTCGTGCTGCTTGACTATATGAAAGGGAGTTTTCTCTCGTCACTTGGATTTTTGTGAAAAGAAGTTTAATTTGTCCAATCGGTTGAAATGTGTTTTTGTCTATTTCTGTAGTAACTGTAACGGCAGGTTTAATAGAACCGTGACGATTGTCCATTAAACTCGCCTTTTCCATAATATCGTGAGGCATCATATGAATGGGAGAATTATTTGATGGATATCTGGTTATCGTACGTATTTCCATATCTTTCCACAACGGAGAGTTTAACTGAATATATTCAGTGGGATCAGCAATGTGAATAGCAAGAAATAGTTTATCATCTTCGCTATAAATACTGAAGGCGTCATCTGCGTCTTCACAACCATCAGGATCAATACTGAATACATCGTGATGTGTCATATCTACTCTGTCTTGAATACAATATTCATGTGGTATGTGGTTGGAGTTTAAAAGTTCTGCGTCGTGTTCAGGGGTTCTGTTCATCCCATACAAAGGTAAGATAAACCGGTTATATTTATACTGAAATACATCCATTTTAAATATAATGTGTGATCTTGGTTTAAGCGTATATTTCGCTTCATATGTTATCAACATTATTATGTCAAAATAAAATCACATTTCATAGTATATGAAGGTCACAGAACTTTTAAAAAAAACTGTTTATGCTTCTCTCATTATTCAGATTTTAACAAGTATTGCCAACGTATGGGTACTCAATATAAAAACAAGTCCTTCACTTGGAATTATACGTGAACTTGTTATTACTGAATTAGTCGTTCAGATTGTAGAAGCCATATTTTATGCTTGGCTTGCATACAATATATTAACCGTTAAAGACATTACGCCAAAACGTTATTATGATTGGTTTTTTACTACACCAACTATGCTTCTTACACTTGTTGCTTATTTCATTTATTTAAAATACAGAAAAGAAGGACGTGATACTTCCGATCTAAGTTTATACGATATTGTAAAAGATGAAGGCCCTATTTTAGCATGGATTGCTGTTCTCAATATTGCAATGCTTGGATTCGGATTTTTAGGTGAAATTAAAAAAATGCCTATGCTTACCTCTGTATTTTTCGGATTTATTGCATTTGTTGCATACTTTTACACAATTTATGAAAAATACGTGTCTTTTGTACCAGAATATGCTTGGTCATTTTATACATTTGTCGTATTGTGGGCGCTTTATGGTATTTCGGCTATGTTACCATATACTGAAAAGAATATTGGTTATAATATTCTAGATTTATTCTCCAAAAATTTCTTTGGTGTGTTTTTGACATATGTCCTCTACACAGAGAACATGAAAACGACTACATTATACACGTAATTATTGAAAGAATTTTATTATTATCAACCATGTTAATAATAAAAATTGAAACCTATTTAAAAAATCTAAGCAAGGTATATAAATCATGGCACGCACCGATTCCACCAAGAAATCTACAATGGCAAACTCTAAAAAATCTACCAAGGCTTCCAAGAGAGATCAAAAAACAACAAATAAAAAGCTTTCTGGTTCAGAACCTCCACAGGATGATGAATCAAGTAATTCAGATGACAATGATGATATGGATGATACAGAATACCAAAAATTCTTATCTAAGATGTTTCCATCCAAACATCAATCCAAGAAAGTTGCCGCAGGCGAACGACTTAAAAAATTATTGAAAGATACTGAACAAGCTGAGTTTGATGATGACGATGATGATGAGGAAGAAGAAGATGACGAAGAGGATGATGAGGAAGAACTTATTCCTGTTTCAAAATCTAAGTCCAGATCAACAAAAAAGACAAAGAAATCAAAGAAAACAAAAAATGATAGTGATGATGAAGAGGAGGAAGAGGATGATGAAGAAGAAGAAACAGATAAAAAGGTAAGAAAAAGTTCTCATAAAAGATCTCCCAAATCTTCTAATGGAAAGGGAAAATCTGGTAACTTCAACATTATCTTTACAGTTGGAGGTGCTGGGTCTGAACTTGATGGTTATGATGAAGAATATGATGATGATGAAGAGTGGGAAGAATGGGATGAAGATGAAGAATATAGCACTGAAGACGAAGATGAGTCTGTTTCAAGTGTAAGTGATTCTTCAGATGAAGATGAGGAAGATGAAGATGATGAGGAGGATGAGGACGAAGACGAGGAGGAAGAAGAGGAAGAAGAAGTTCCTGTTCGCAAGGCAAAGAATCGTGTGATTCAAAAATCCAGATCTCATACCAAACTCCTTGAAGAAGGGGAGATTGATGAGGACGAGGAAGAAGAGGAAGAGGAAAATGAACGTATTCGTCAATCTGACAGATTGAAGAAGAAGGCTTTTCAAACTCTCAAGTCAAATACTTCAAAGAAAGAATCTTCTTCTCAATCTCAATCTGATTCCGAAATCATTGGTCTTTTGAAAAAACTTAGAACCGAGCATTCTGGTAACAAACTTCTTGCTGAATCAATGGATATTGGTCTAGAACACTATAAGGATAATATTAAAAAGGCAGATAAACTAAAGAAGAAAAAGGAACAAAAGCAAAAGGATAAAAATGGACGTATTTTCAAGAGACTTCTTCGTGACAAGAATCAGAATAATGATTTTGAGTTCTTTGAAAAGCTTGATAGAGATGCACAAATCAAAATTATTAAAGAGGTGCGTGAAGTAAATAAGATTTACCGTATTGAAACACCATACAGAATCAGTCTTCTTCAATCTCAAATCCCACACATCTTCAAATCAATTGCATTGAAGAAACTTAATTCGTTGAAGTATATGGAACCAGGAAGTGGTGAGTTCTATAAAATTAAGAACTGGGTGGATACTTTTATGCGTATCCCATTCAATAATTATCGCACATTACCTGTGACAATGACTGATGGTGTAGATAAATGCCATAATTTTATGGAAAATGCACAAAAAACATTAGATGATGCTGTATATGGTCTAAATGATGCAAAGATGCAAATTATGCAAATGTTAGGTCAACTCATTACAAATCCTCAAGCTATTGGTAGTTCTATTGCAATTAAGGGTCCTATGGGAACAGGTAAAACTACACTTGTAAAAGAAGGAATTAGTAAGATTTTAGATCGTCCGTTTGCATTTATTGCTCTTGGAGGTGCAACAGATAGTAGTTTCCTAGAAGGTCATTCGTATACTTACGAAGGAAGTATTTGGGGTAAGATTGTTCAAATCTTGCTTGACAGTAAGTGTATGAATCCAGTGATTTACTTTGATGAGTTAGATAAGATTAGTGATACACCTAAGGGTGAAGAGATTGCAGGTATATTGACTCATCTGACAGATACGTCTCAGAACAGTCAGTTTCACGATAAATATTTCGCAGAAATCGATTTTGATTTGAGTAAGTGTTTGTTCATATTCAGCTACAATGATGAATCCAAAGTGAATCCTATTCTCCGAGATAGAATGTATCGTATTCAGACCAATGGATATGATACCAAGGAAAAGGTGGTTATTTCAAACAGTCATATTATTCCCAAGATTCGTGAACAAGTATTATTTGAACAAGATGATGTTATCATTCCTGAGGAAACAGTGAAACATATTGTCAATCAGTTTTGTGATAAGGAACAAGGAGTGCGTAATTTGAAACGTTGCTTAGAAATCATTTATACAAAGCTTAACTTGTATCGGTTGATGAAACCTGATACTAATTTGTTCAAGTCGGAAATGTCGATTGAAGTCAAGTTCCCGTTTACAGTAACTGTTGATGTTGTAAATAAACTAATTAAGCGAGAAGGTCCAAGTTGGGCAATGCAAACTATGTATATGTAGAAAAATAAATAATTAGAAAAATAAATAATAATGTGCAACTACTATATACGCACGTCTAGTAGATAACATGACTTATCATAAACCACAAACAAAAAAATCAAACACTAAGATTTTTTTTCGTAAGAATAAACATACGAAAAAATCGAAAACACCAAAAAAATCTAAAAAAACTAAAAAAACGAAACGAACCAACAGAAAAAAATCAAAATCAATGAAAAAAAGAAAGCAAGTAGGTAGAGGTGTGGGGATGAGTAGAGCTATTAACATACTTACGCACACAAGTGTAGATGATGCTCTTACTAGATTAGAAAAATTAGAAATGGAAAATGCAGAAAATATGGAGGGAAATCATAAAAGAGCCGGTAGAAACTATATAGACATACGGAATGATGTTTTAGAATTACCTTATCATCTTGCACAATGTAAACAACTGAATAAAGAAGAAGAATATAAGTGTGTTTTGAAAAAATTACAATACTTGAAAAGACTTCGTGATTTAGTTAGAAGTGTAGATGATGGTAGAGATGTTAATATAAATAAATTAACAAAAAATATTAAAGATCAGCAATACGCTAAAATAAAGAGAGCTGAAGAATTAGCAAAGACCTTAGATGAAGAAGTTCCAAAAAATTTAATTCCAAGTGTTGATAACGGTAAGTTTGTAGATTATAATGATGATGAATATGACACTTCTGCTGATTTAACAACAACCGATTTAGATGAAGCAACTCGATTATCTTCGGAGTCTCAAGGTCTGGATCTATCTGAAAGACCCACAATAGTTACTACTAGACCGTTAGTACCTGGACAATTTGGAGGTAAACGTAAAAAAAGAAGAGGTTCTAGAAAAGGTGGAAATCTCTTTTTCACACCGAAACTAACTCTTGATCAAGCCAATCTTGAATTAAATAACATTATACAAAAATGGAATAAGAATGTAAACAACAGTCCTGAACAGATGTTAACAGCACTTATTGATTTACATAAAAGAACAAAAACATTACAACAATGTAACACTGATGATGATGCCGGTAGAAGTTGTCGTATGAAAAAAAACGCATATTCTGAAAATCTCAAAAGGTATCTTATTGCACCCCCTGTTTCTGAAAGTGGTATTATAAATAATAACGATTACTATAAAAATGCTGATTATAATCTTCAAATGAAAGCAAAAGATGCTGTTGATGAAATTAATACCATTATTAAAAAAAGAGAAAGTAGAGATCCATAAGATTTGTAAATAATATTACAAATTAATTCTTGTAATATTATATGTCAGGACTAGGAGACTTAACAAAAGATATAGGGAGACGAAAAAATAGAGAAAAAATAGAAAGTTTGAAAACAGCACAGGGATATAAACCCCAAGGATTGGACGGTTCTATTGAAGATATGACATTACATCAACTTGTGAATATCGGTACGGAAATAGAAAATGCAGGATTAGATATGTCTTCGATTCTTGAAGATCCAAAAGATATTGAAATATATGAAAATGTTATAAAAAAAATAAATGATATTGAAAGTGATGATATTGTGACAAACACAATAATATTATTTGCATTTCAAGTTCCAGTTCAGATAATACCTTTAACACCTGATCCAGAACTCAACATTGCATTTTATCGTCCATTTGGTTTCAATCTAGCATCATTGATCAAGTCTGTAGGAGAAACATCTCTAGGTATACGTGAAAATGATTTCCCAGATTTAAAATATTTTAGACCTACTAGTAATGGTCGATTATTATATGAACCAAATGTTATTGATAATGCGTATGTATATACATTTCGTTTTAGCACAGACAATACAAGAAATACAAAAATATCAGATATGGAAAAAGAATTTAATACAATGATAGATAACGTGCACGAAAAAGTATATTTTGGCGAATCACCCTTACCTACATACAACAAAAAAGTACAATTTGAAATATTATTGAATGAAAATGGTGAATTAGGAGAAAGAGTGCCTATGTTTTTTTATCGTTTATTTGACATTTACAAAAAAGTGTATATAAATTTTCAACGAAAATATAGAACAAGTGAAATCGCCAATGCATTTAGTGGAAAAAATACGTTTGGTTCAACTATATTTAAAAAATCAAGTAATATTGCATCAAGAATTGCTGAATACGCAATTGGAGATGGAAATAAAAATAATCTAAGGGTAAAGTATAACAAACAAATGTTTGGCGGTATGTTTGGTGGAAAAAAAGCAGGACGCAGAGCTGGAACTAGACGTGGTGGTCGCCGTGGTGGAATGTTGGGTATGCCTAGTATGGGTATTTTTAGAAAACAAGAATTACCTAAAAAGATAGCAGAGAATGAAAGACAAAAAGCTCTTGAAGACGAAGACCAAAAAGCTCTTATGGATTTCGTTGCGAATGATAAGACGAAAGGTTTAAAAAGGCATCATTTCATGAACCCTCAAGATTATGATGATATGAAAATGATGGATGAAAAAATAGATTCATCTTTAGACGGGTATGATTACAGACGTGCCTCTCGTAAATCGGACGGATTTGTCCCCTCAGTTCCGATTCGTGCTGGACGTCGTGGTGGACGCAGAGCTGGATCTAGACGTGGTGGACGTCGTGGTGGACGTAAAGCTGGAACTAGACGTGGTGGACGTCGTTAAGCGATAAACAATAAATCAAAATAAAATTATTTTTATTATGCTTTATTTTTTCGTGCGTTATAGTATATGGGAAAGACATTTGTAGACAGATTACGAGAATTTATGAAAGAGAGAGATCTTATCTATCTCATGGTAGCGGTATATATTGGTACAATTCTCAACAAGTTTCTCACTACATTCACAAATAGCGTAATTATTCCAGTAATTGATTTAATTACACCTGATGCAATCTTTACAGAAAACACAATTAGTAAAAAACTAGAAAGTTTAGGATTTATTAATTTAAGAGAACTTGTCAGAGATTTTCTAAGTCTAAGTATTGCTATCACAATGTCTTACTACCTTATTCGCTTCGTATTAAACGTTAAATAAATAAATAATTATAGAATTTATTTACTATCATTTACCATTTTACATTTCACTCGTCTTACCCTTACAACACTCAACTGGTAAATGATATAAATAATTCACACTTAGTTATATATTGTCGACAAATACAATACATAATAACAAACAACATCTAATGGCTATATTGTTACCATTAGTTAACCATATTAAAATCATTCCATATGACAAACGATATCAACAAAATTACCAAAATGAAGACTTATACGGATATGAATCAACGAATGAAGTGTATATGCACCCAAAAGACAAAATATTTTATCTAATTGGAACATTTATTTGCTCGGTACTCATTTGTTATTTTGTAAATGAAATACATCACTCTATTTCCACTAACTAAATATGTAAACATAATAAAGGAATATCGGTATAGTTATATATCATTAATACAAACCATAAATCGTAATGACTTCACCAACCGTTTTTCAAACAACTACATCACAAAGAGATCCTAACACTGACAATGATTCAGAATCAAGATCATCAACTACACAAACAGCTGGTGCACGACACACAACACCACAATACCTAACACACCCAACATATGCTGATGATAGAACTATTCAATCATACAGATCCATACTTGCAAAACTCAACGAACAAAAATGTATGTTTCAAATACATGCTATGCATCTTCCAAACTATCACCGTGCTATAAGTAACATCGATAGACTTACAGAAGAAATAAACAATATATTACGTGTCGAATGTGATCACGATCTAGAAGAAAATGATTACATTGATATAGATGTTGATAACGGAAGAAATATCAGTTATTGTAAACGTTGTTTTCTTACTTTTTCTACATAATATAATGAATATATAAGTTATGTTCTATACAGAATACATAAATTTTTGATCTACACATCTGGATGTATTATAATCTGATTTAACTACTGGTGTTACCATATTCATATCCGCCAACAACATCTTATATATCATATCGGTATTTTCATCATTTTCGTGAAAATCAGATATCATCCGATTACTATTGGCAACTGAATTATACTTTCTTTGTGGATGAATCGTATGTGGACCCACAAACACAGTATTGTTTGAAACTATCATTTCTCCTAATCCAGAAGATGAATCGTCATCATCATCATCATCATCATTGGTATCCTCATTATCTTTATTTTTTCTATTTTCTTCATTATAGAACTTAACACTTTTCTCAACACGTTTGATATTGTCATCTATAGCAGTAGGATTAATAATACTATTATTAACAGATCTAATACTAGACATATTTCTACTTTGCATACTAGTCATTTCATCTTGTTTTTGCAACACATAACTAGCACACGTTCCACAATGATCTTCATTTGCTAATTCAGATTTATATTTTGCGGTTTTTTCACAATCTATCATTCCAAACCTACCAAGCATAGGACGAGAAAGACTCTCACCCTTAAATGCACCATAAAGAACTCTGGCAATGTGCCTCAATGTAACTCCTTTTTCGATACCAGCCATTTTATAATTAGATACTACTAATTATAAAAATATTTCTAATTCAATTTTTAATTAATCTAACCACATAGGTTTGGGATCTAATCCTTCTATTTTTACTCTGTTTCCACCTCTTGATGTATCTGGATTAAATATATGTTTTCCAGAAGTATTTATCTTCTTAGAACAATTGTAACCACCCAAAACTTTTCCAGCATCCACTGCACAATTCTTTTTGTCAGAACATTTTGAATTAGATCCAGGTAATTGTTTTTCTTCACAGGTTTTGTTTTTATTACACGATGCTTCCTTTGCTTGTTTTGATCCCCATACAACACAAGGAGAATACCAAGGTGAATCACAATCACATTTCTTTTTCTTGATATCTTCAACAACTATTTTAATTTCATCTGCATCTCCAACATAACTCCAAAGTTTGTAATATGCTAATTTTAACGTATCGGATAACGTATATTCACAACAAGAACATATGACAAATCCAGAAATAAGCCAAATTAAACATATAATAGCCAAAATATTTACTGGAGAAAACTCAATATTTAATTTCATTTCTCTATAACTTATACAGATATTTTTTATTCAAAGAAATCCAAACATGCATCGTAGTCATAAACAATTAACTCTTTGTCTACCACAAATGTACCTTCTGTAGTTATTAAATGATACAAACGAGGTTCCAATTTATCAAGTTTGTTAGACAAAGTGTAAGTAGTTAATGTTGATTCTCTTTTATTTCTATCATTCGCCCAATAAACTATATTTCCAGAACCCTTAATGGTATGATCTTCTCCTAAATCATATTCAGCCTGTTTTATATCAGAACTATCAATTACAACCTTTCCAAGGACTTGATTCGTTAAACTTAATTTATCACCAACTTCTAATTCGCAAATACATTTATACGTATCTAAGGTCTTAACAAGAGTTTCTGGGTAAAATCCACCTTCAAAATATTTATGCAAATTAGATGGATTCAATGTGTCAGCCACCTTCAAATGTCCATACACCCAACTTCCATCTATCTTTTTAATCAACTTATTTACTTCGTTCTCTCCAACTATATCATCCCAATCCGAAAACACACAATCATCCATAATAATTCGTTTTTTCGATGTATTCACACAATATAATGTATCCACCTTATAATTCAACAATTCTACAGGAGAAAGCATTTTCGCAAAAGGATGTTCTTCAACCTTTATCCATTTATTTTGATAAACAACGTAATGACAATCTGTAACACGAATACCGTGTAATTCATACATTCTGTAACGTCTATCTTTATTATCTATCTCAAATAAGGCATTCACTACACTTCCATCACTCAATACATCACCTAAACGAAGATCTTTAAAGAAAACACGACCTCTGTTCTTTGTATTCAGTTCATTGTAACCATCAAAACAAGCAGGTCTACTTGGTTTTCGAGGAATAGATAATCTCGAACGAATATTGAGAACATTTTCTAAAAATCCTGCCATAATAGCAAGTGGAAGAACAATAGCTACGAAAATTGCAGTCATTGCAGCAGCCCATCCCCAAGTCCAAGGCATCATCCAAGCAATAATAATCATTGCAGCTAATGTAATAATAAAAATAAGCGCAAGTTCCAACATAGCTCCCAAAAAGGATCTCAATGCATAATATGCTCCTATAGCTTGGTATAAAATAGTGACAAATATAGCTTGCATCTTTGCAATCATATCACGCATCGCAATAGCAATTTTCTGGAAAGGAATAAGTAAATTAATTATTTTGTCCATAATTAATGTTGAAACACGAATAATGGTGTTTCGGATAATATAGAAAACCTTACGAATCTGGTTAATCGTATACAAAATGAGATTCCACATAGTCAATAATGGTGTCAACACATACTGAATAGGATAAAAGAATGATGCTGTTATATTATCTAATATTTTGTTAAAACAATAACGCATATTATTCTTTGTAAATGTCGTCTCTGATATTCCTTTTGGTTGCATAATTTGCCCAGCAAAAATCATATATTGGGGTTTACATCTTTCTACAGCCCAATTTTTTCTTACTGGCTCTATCTGCATTTTCATTCTTACATAAGTTTGATAACCAACTAATAATAAAATTAATGTTACACAGCCAATAACAGAACCTGCGTAAACATCCATATATTCAAGATTATCATATAGCTGACCTATGTACTTTGTTGTATAATGAATATTACTCATATAATGTATATTGATAATATTCACAGAAATTAATTTATTCTTTGTTCGTTAATATATCATCTTCCCAGTCCCAGAACACATAACCTTCCACTGGAATCGTGTGGTCATCCGTTATCAAACATGAAAATGTATCCTCAACAATATCTGTTAATTCAGCATCAGGATGATTTTGTGCCTTGACATATTTACCGGTAGTTTCAAGAAGAACATAATGTGATCCAGTAACAAAAACGTCTGAACCACCAGTTTTTGATTTCATTTTATAAAATGCTTCATTATTTGCATTCGCAACCTTTAATACTGCATTTACTTTACTTCCATTATCTAATACATCTCCTAAAGATATATCCTGCATCTTTCTAAGTTCACCATCTTTCATCTTCACTAAGGTATCATTCTTGAAACAAAGGGCACGAGTCATCTGTCCAGGAGGACCATTCCAAGCACTCATCATTGTTTTCATTGTTCCGTCCATTAAGTATAAACAGGTCAGCATAATACCTACAATCTTTCCAGTCATATCTTTAATCGCAATCGCCATCTTCTGTGCCTGAATTACAAAATTAAATATAAAACCAAGGATCGTAGTAATAATATTACCAATAAAAGATCTAATATTGGCAATAAACTCACGAAACATTTGAAGACTTCCAAACAAATTAGCAGACATATTGGAAATATTACTAATTAACCACCAAATTGGTTGCAATAGCGTTCCCATATACACCATCTGCATATTCTGCACACAATATGCAAAATCTTTCTTGACATCCTTTGAAAACGGCATAAATAATGGATTACATCTATATTTCGGCCAATTCAAATAAATACCCTGTAAACTGATGTATGCCATCAGTCCAGTAGACATAATAATATATGAAATCGTTACATATATGAAATTAAACCAATCGTGTCCTCTTGGCATATAGTTCTTACTGACTTATAATACTAAAATATTATTGTTTATCAAACATTACTATTTTACTATTATTTCTTATTTCTTTTTCTATACACCTTTTTGCTAAAAGTTTTCATTTTTCTTTTCTGTTTATTTGTTTTTCTCTTACCTTGTTTGCTTTTACGTGTTTTCTTTAATTGTTTCTTTTTCATATGTCTACGTTTTGTTTTTCTATTTCTTCTTCTCATTCCACCACCTTGTTTTGTATATTCTGATGATTGTTGTTGAGATTCATCGACTGCACTTTCATCTACTTCATCATATTTACTATTTTCCTGACCTTGTAAAACTGTTTCTTGACCTTTTCCTACTTGACTACTTACACTTTGATCAGTTCCCTCAGCTGGATCGTCATAAGTTAGTGGAACATCAACTTTTTTAATTTCACCATCATTGCCATTAGAATCTTGACCACCGTGTTGGTTTGACATACCTTCTGATGTTTCATTATCTTCATAATTAGTCTGTGTTTTTTCAGTATCTACAGCTCCACCATCAGAAGCATTATTTAAATCATTTAATTCTTGATCATTAGCGTCCATTTTATTGACAGCATTGTCTTGTGGTGTTCCTCCGTGTGTCATAGCAACCTGTTTAGGTGGTTCTACACCATTTCCATAACCAGCCTCTCCACCCCTTTGTCTCTTTGTTGTTTTTCGTATTTTTTTGGATTTATTGGATCTTTTCTTTGTAATTGGTTTGGACATATATATTATGTCTCTATTTAAATCTTTCCGAAAAGAAAGAATATAGACAAGAACATGAATATAATATTATAATATACAACAGTTGTAGAGAGACAGAAAATGGACGACAAAGCTAGACTCCAACTTCAAAAAATGATTGACGCAAATGACGTTCAAGACCAGACCAATACTATTCGTAGTTTACGACATAGTGAAAAGATTATCCCCGACATTCGTGTCCTACAAGAACTTAAGTTTACCATAAAGAACAATCCTGAAGAACTACATAATCAAGCTATGCAAAAGTGTAGTTTTCTATACAATAACTACACCGACATATATAATAAAATCAAAAACGACGAAATTGACCTTAATTTACTAAATCAATTCCTCAACGTGCTTCAACTAATCGAAAACGGTAAGGTGGATCAACACGAGGGATCCTATATGGTAGGTACCATCCTAAAAGAAATTTATATCGATAGCGCCCTTAAAAAAAGCGAAAAGCTAGACAAGGAACATCCTCAAGAAAGAGCCGAGTTTCTCGAGCCAGTTTCCAAGTTAAGTTGGAAACAATATAAAATGCAAAACGGTGTGTAAATATAAAAATAATTTTTATATATTTACACGATAAGAAAAATCCAAAAATATTGAATTCAAAAACTCTTCATATTCCAAAATGGACATTTTTTGGACATTTTAAAATGTCCTTTTTGAATTATAAGATACTTTTGTAAAACACAAAAAAAAATTTTTTAAAAAACCAAATTGAATTTTTGTGAAATTTTTTGTTACCATAAAATTTTTTTTTTTGAATTTTTGACAATTTTTCAAAATGGACATTCTGTTTTGGGGTAAAAAGGCGGCGCAAAAAAACCCCAATTTTTTAATTAAAAATTATTACCAATATGATTTAATAATTATTTAAGAAAATATATAAAAATAAAAATAAAATACTTAATATATAAGGTCCAAAAATAAATCAAAGGTCAAGTATAGTTGTTTTGCTTGTAATTTTTATACATATAATAAAAAAGATTTTACTAGACACAACACTACAACTCGTCACCTTAAAAAGGTGGAAAGCACTCGATCTGGCATTGTCAATGATATGTATATCGAAGACGGATTATGCGTCTGTGTTTGTGGTAAAGAATATGTTCACAAAAGAAGTCTGAACGCTCACCGAAAAATATGTAATGTATACATTCAACAACTTAAATTTGATTCGGACAAAGAAGAAGAATGTGAATCTGATCCTGACCAAGAAGAAGAAGAAGAAGAAATAGAAATAGAAAATAAAAAAAAAGAACTATCATTCAAACTAAAAAATAATGTTGTTTTTCGTGATGAATTGGATGATTATGAGGAAACAACAACCTCACAATCAGAAATTATTGAACACGAACGACGAAAAATGGAATATGAACTTGAAATACGTAAGATTGAATTAGAAGAAAGACGACTTGAACGTGAACAAAAACGTGATGATCTTATGTTAAAACAAATGGAATCAATTAATGAAATAGCAAAACAACCAAGAACAGTGAATAATAACATAAACAATCGATTTAATATCAATGTTTTCCTCAATGATAAATGCAAAGATGCAATGAATCTTCTTGATTTTGTTGAAAACTTACAATATCGTCTGGAAGATTTGGAAAGATTTGGACAATCTGGTTATATTGAAGGCGTAAGTCATATGATGATTGAAGGATTAAAAGATGTAGATGTATCAAAACGTCCTATACATTGCACAGACGCAAAACGAGATACGTTATATATCAAAGACAACGACGAATGGAAACGTGAAGATGCTAATGGAAGTAAAATGAAAAATGCTATACGTAAACTTGCTAACAAAAATGTTCAAAATATTATAAAATGGCAGGAAGAAAATCCAGCATATGACAATGTAAATACATTAACTCATGAAAAATACATTAAAATGTGCGATAAAGTAATGGGTGGTGCAACTGACGAAGAAGATGAGAAAAATTATAAGAAAATTGTCAAAAAGGTGGCTAGTGAAGTTGTAATCAGTAAAATTGATGATGATGTAATGGCTATAGAAGATTTTGATGAAAACAACAATAATAATGATTAATGTTTGTGTAATACAAATATTGTGTTTAGATATACTATACAAATGAAGGTACTATATGAACAAATGTCAGGCTATGAGTTTGTGCACAACTCTGGTGCACATTCATTTTTAGCAATATTATATGCTTACCTAAACCGCAATGAAATTAAAAGTATTTTTTCTGAAAAAGATGGATGGGATAAAAACTTTGGAAAAGTAGCTTATATTCAAGGTCATATCCTCATTGCGATCGCACAATACATTCTTTCTTACAAATCAGAAGATTATAGTCGAACAATTAGTTATTTAGGGTCATTGGGTCATTTATCACTTCTTATTTATGTTTCTTGGATACGTCATCATCAAGAATTGGGGTGGTTATTAATTGCGTTTACAATAGGACAAATTGGTATGGTGTACTTCTATATGAATCACACTGAACCAAACAAAATTATTTTAAAGAATAAATCCAGAGATCTTACAAATAAAGATATATTCCTTTGCACATTTGTTGTATTGTTTTCATTCTATGCGATTCGCACTTATCAAGAAAAATCTATGCTTCAATGGGGATTTATGTCCGTAGCGGGGGTGTATGCATTACTTTCTTACCATTATTTCTTATCCTTATAATATCAAATATCAATCAAAAATAATGATTGATATTTGTGAATTATGCGAGAACATCAAAGTACACATAAATTATTTCAGATGATAGTATATAGAATATACTTTACTTGTATCTGTAAATGAATGCTCCTCCTGGTCAACCTATTTATTCTCCACAAAAAGGATTTCAACTTTCAGTAATGGATTATATTATCCTGACCATACTAGGTTTATTTGGAATGATGGTTGTGTTAACTGGAAAAAGTCCTATGGAAACATTGAAAATAATATACAAAAATATTACAACTTCATTGTATCCAAATCCATTTGCTTCAGAGCCCCCTGTTGATAATTACTATAGACCCTTTTAATTTCAATATTGTTATGAAAATGTGTTTTCATCTTCACAACAATTGATCATCTGTGTTTTCTAGTTTTTCTAGATTTTTTATTCTTTCTCTTCTTTACACGTCTTCTGGTTTTACTCTTTTTACGGCGTCTTCCACCAACATTTACTCTGCTATTAATTTCAGTTATTACCTGTCGTATACGACATATCTCTTCAAAGTATACTAATCCTCTATCGTCTCTCCCTTCATTAATAAGAGAAGGATCATCATTAAGTCTTCTCATATGTCTATTAACAGCACTATTATGATTATTTAGATTAGTAGCACGAGTGAATGTTTCATAAAAGTCACTAACCTGGTGAGGATCAATAGTTCCCAAATAGTCTTGAACACGACTTTCAAGCTCAATAAAATAATTTTCTGCATAATTATATCCTTCTTCTGCTGTAGGTGTGCTGAGATAAACATTCAAAATAATATCATAATTTATGTAAGCTTTTAAAAAGCTGAGTGTGATGTTTGTATGTGTATCATTCGCAATAGTGTTATTTAACTGCACGAGAACTGGATGATTTCTAGCATCATTTTCATTTCGTTGCCTTGTCGGTTGATTAGGAGGAGGAGGAACACCTCCCTTTCTTATCTTTTTGTTTTTTTTCGTCTTCTTATTTTTGGTTCTTTTATTTTTTTTTGATTTCTTGGATTTTTTGATTGAACCACCAACACTATTATTATTATTATTATTNNTTTTTTTTAAATCATCATTTAATGAAAAGATTTTAGTTAATAAATTTGAATTCATTAAAGAAATATTGTCGTTGATTTGGGCAACAACACTAGTGTTCTGTGGAACCAACTCAACCAGATTGATTTCCTTACCAATATTGGGTTTACAACCAATTATAAGCCAGATAGAGATTAAGGATAAAAATCTTTTCATCATCATTATCAAAAATATTATGAATATCATCACCATGTATTATTTCTCCATCAAACTCTTCATGATCAGAATCAATAACTGTAGGTGTACCCGACGAGTATGGATTATCTTCATTGTTATTAGAACCTTCAACTACTTGCCGAATTTTAGCACTCAATGCTTCAGATAAATACACATTTAGATATTCCATTGATTGTACACGTTGTTCAGGTGACGCTAATAGATTTATTATATTTGTTTTGTTGTGATACATTGCACTTTTTACTGCATCATTAATCGAGGAGGATCTTTCGTAATATGCTAATGGAAATGTTGTCTTTATTTGATATAAAAAATTAATATCATCTAATTGATATGCTGTATGAATCATTTCCTGAATAATTCGTTGAAGAGCTGATTTAGTAGATCCTATAGGAAGTATGTTATCACGTGTTGCAGTATTACTTGTTGTATTTGATGTGTACTGACGACTGAGAGAAAGAGATATATGTGGATCATCTAAAATACGCAAATAACATTCTACTACAACTTTATAAATAGATTTAAGTCTTGTAGAAATGGGTTCAGATGTATTTGCATTCTGAAGGTGTTCGATAGTTAAATTAGAACTATTATAATCTATAAAAAATGCTAAATCTTCATATTGTACCAGTTCTCTCTGTTCTGGTGTAACACGTTCGACGTCGAGCAATCTACTTATCTTTGCCTCTATTTCTTGAATTATGGTCATTCCTGTGGTGTCTACATTATTGATATATATTAACATTTCGAGATGCATATCTTCTTGTTGTTGTAGTTCAGTATTCATTTTGTTTGTTTATATCAATGTGTCTAATATAACAGTATAAAATAAAATATTTGTTACTTCAAACAAGTTTAACACATTTATGTTGTATATAGTATACAATATACTAGTTAGGTAAAGAAATTACAATGAAATTGGTAATTGTGGAATCACCTGCAAAATGCAAGAAAATTGAGGGATTTTTGGGAGATGGATATAAATGTATGGCTTCAATGGGTCATTTCAGAGAGATTAAAGGTCTCAGTAGTATTGATATACCGAATAAATACCGCATTACATTCACGGAAATGACAGATAGTTATAAAAAACGAACTATTTCAGCATTAAAAAAGGCCAAGAAAGAAAGTGAACAAGTCATTCTTGCAACTGACGATGATCGGGAAGGAGAAGCTATTGCTTGGCATTTATGTGAATTATTGAAATTAGATGTGGAAAAAACACCACGTATTATATTTCACGAAATTACAAAACCCGCCGTTTTAGAAGCTATAAAAACACCCACTTATGTGAATATGAACGTAGTTATGGCACAACAATGTCGACAAGTTATAGATTTACTGGTTGGATTCAAGGTATCTCCAGTGTTGTGGAAACGTCTTTGTTATTCAAAAGATGGAGCATTAAGTGCAGGAAGATGTCAAACACCAGCACTTAGATTAGTATATGATAATGATAAACTACTAAGAGAAAATGAAAGTAAAGAAACAAAACAAAAAATGAAAGTAAAAGGTTTGTTTACACGTAAAAATATCGAGTTTGAATTAAATGCGGAATTAGAGAAAGAACAAGTAATTCCGTTCTTACATCGTTCCTCAAAACACGAACATATATTTTCTCGTGGAGAATTGTTTTCATCAAAAAAGAAACCACCTTTACCCTTAACAACATCACGTGTTCAACAATTGTGTAGTAATGAACTTGGTATTTCACCTAAAATAACAATGCAATGTTGTCAAAAATTGTATGAAGGAGGGTTTATCACGTATATGAGAACAGATAGTATGCAATATAGTTCACAATTTTTGGGAACTGTGAAAAAATATATTGAATCTACGTATAATGATAACAAATATGTATCACCACGTTTGTTTTCTCTTACTGGTAAGTCATCAACATCTACATCAACTCCACACGAAAGTATTCGACCTACAAATATTAGAACATCAAGATTACCCGAAAGTGCCAAACTCACGGGTAGAGAATCAAAAGTTTACAGATTAATATGGGAAACTACGTTAGGAAGTTGTATGTCGGAATCAGAGTATGTAAAATATACGTCCAATATAAGTTGTCCTGTTCTGGAAGAAGAACCAAAATCCGAAAAATGGAAATATTCCCATACATCTTTTGAGAACGTGTTTATGGGTTGGGAAATAGTGAAAAATGTAAAAAAGAAAGATTTGACTTCGCCTTGTTATTCTTATTTGAAAACATTGGAACAAAATACAAAAACCGATTATTCAATCATAAATGCCGAAGGATCTATATCTCGTTCTGGATCGCATTATACGGAGGCAAAATTAGTTCAATTATTGGAAGAAAAAGGAATAGGAAGACCATCAACTTTTTCATCTTTGGTGGATAAAATACAAGAACGTGAATATGTGAAGAAAATGAATGTAGATGGAAAAACACATACTTGTGATCAATATAAAATGGAAAATGGAACGGGAAAAATAATTCATACCACCAAAGAATGTCAAGTGGGTGCAGAAAAAAATAAATTGGTGTTGCAACCATTAGGAGCAACGGTGGTAGAATATTTAATTGAACATTTTTCTGAATTGTTTGATTATGAATATACAAGCCATATGGAAGATAGTTTGGAAATAGTTGCATCAGGAGAAAAAATATGGACTGATCCTTGTGACATGGTATTGGAAACGATAGAAAGAACGATTTCTGGTATACCTCAAGAAAAGACAAAGAAAATGGAGATACCTATAGACGATATGCATACGTATATTATGGGTAAATATGGTCCTGTTGTGAAATGTGTGGATAAAACAAATCCAGATAAAAAGAAAGGAACAAGTTTTAAAGAAGTTAGACCGGATATAGATTTGGAAAAATTATATAATGGTGAACTTTCACTAGAAGAAATTGTGAAAATAGAAGATCCAGAAGATGATAGTTGGGTATTTGATGGTGTAAAGGCCACTGTAAAAAAGGGTAAGTTTGGACTATATGTTGCGTGGGGAGATAAAAACATATCTTTGAAAGGATTTGGTAATCGACCTCCTGAAAATTTAAAACAAGATGAAATATTTCCAATTTTGGAAAAACATAAGAATGGTGAATATTCAAGTATAGTTCGATCCTTAACTGATGAGATAAGCGTAAGAACAGGAAAAACAGGTGCTCTTTATGTATTTTTCAAAAGAGCAACAATGAAGAAACCCAAGTTTTTAAAACTTCCAAAAGGTGTTACCAAAGAAAATCTGGCGACACATACAGATACGGAATTAACTGAGATGATTCTTGAAAAAATAAAGGATTAAATTTATTCATCTATTTTACGTGTTTTTGTTTATGTATATGTGGTTTATACGTAAACAAATAATTTTTTGTTATGGGTTAGGAAGGCAACAGCAGTATGTTCTGGCTATATATTCACAACCAAGACAACAACATATGGTATATATAAAGCTGTATTGTAAACAATTATGTACAATAGGTTTGTCTGTAGTTGAATCTTCGCAAGTATTCATAATATACCTAAAAATATTATTTATTTGAGTTTCAACTTTCTATCTTTGCAAGTTAGTTCAAGTGTAATTGAGAATGGCTGGACACCAAAATCTACAGGACGTCCAGTATGAAATCGTAATCGAATTCTAATTTTTTGAAGTCTAGAGAGAGGCGGCGAAAAAACTTTTTTATTAGGAACACCTCGACCGTATGCAACTTCATCACGAACAGATAGAGGAAGCTTTGCAAATGATGCATTAATAGAGCCTGCTGTATCTGTATTTGTTTGTGCATATTCATTGTCCTTGTAAGGACGGATTTCATCAATACAATTCAACGTATCTAAATCCATAAAAAAGTATGGTTCGCCTTTAAGATCAATTGCATTTGCTGGCGTATATGTAAATATGTGAGCTCTATGATAAGGAGCTGGAGCTCTCTGAATAGGATTAACATTTGTGTCTGATACTGAATATCCTTGAAGATCACGTTGATAATAAAATGTAGGTAATTCGTATCCTGCAATACCTCTAAATTGAGAAGATTCATATGAATACTCTTTTACAACTTCTGTTCCATCAAATCCAAGATAAATGGGTAATCCCCATTTGATATCATCTTGATATTGTGTAATAGATGTATATTCGCAATAATCATCTCTAGGCATAAACTGTTCGGTATCTCTCCCCACTGCATAAGTAGCTACTTCTCTTGTCAAAGTGCTAATTACATTTTGTACTTCTTGGGAATAATAATTGGTTCTATCGTTAATAATTTCAAAATTATCTGCAATATTTGCAAATACGAATTTTGTAGCGACATCATTAACTGCTATACGAAACTTGTCGTATCCTCCACTACTTAAAAAATCAATCTTTAATGCTTCTTCAGCAGCTATATCTGTTCCATTTTCACCTCGGCCAATGCCTAATTTATCAAAATCACTCATTATTTTTGCACTATCAGCATTTGTACCGTCAATATATGTGCCTACTACATAATCTGTAACTTTATTTGGCCAGGCTAGTAAAATAGGAGGATTAATTGGTGTGCATCCTCTTGTATACTCATTTAACTGATTTAATGTAAATGGAATATTTACTGATGTTCCTGAATTTAAGTTTTGTTCAGTTAATGTTGGGATATTTGTTGCATGTTTTTCGTTGAATGCTGTAATAGCAGAGTTCATACTATCATATGTTGTATTATAAAACAAGTTCCAACCATCAATTGTTTTTGCAGGTGTTAAATCAGTTTGGATAGTAGCATTTGGAAAATAAGCAATTGAAAACTGAAAATCACCCCAATTTCTTAATCTAGATGTTCCATACATTTGCAATCCGATTTCATCAGTTACTACTTTGTTCATTCTATTTACAATTTCGTTTTTAATATCGTTAATACTGTATCTACCATCAGAAATACGTATACGGAAATATGAGTTTTTTTGAATATGATCAGCCAAAACTGCAAAAATTGCAATATGTTCCATTGTACATCCTGATTCATCAAATGGTGTGTAAGCCGCTTTAAATTTAAAACATAAATCAACATTGTTTTGATTATATGCAAATTGGTTATCCACAATAGGAAAATAAGATCCTGCTAAACGAACACTTTCTACATCTGTATATTCTTGTGGGAGTTCAACAAAGAAATCGTTAGATTCTTTATTTTTTGTTAAATTTCTATCTGAAGATGAAATAGAAACATAATGTTTTTCATCTCCTGGACTATCAGGTGGAACAATTACTGGATGGGTAGTGTATATGGGAAAATTACTCATTATATATAATAAAAATAGATATAAAAATCATAAAATGTCGTAATTAAACATAATAAGAAATATTATTTGTATTCGTACACTATATAGATAATATGGATAATAGTTCGAGCGATTATGGCGAATTGATGTATACACCAGATGAAAAGTCAAATCTTTCTAATGTCATAAATAAATTATTTGAATATGTGACAAATGCTGTTTTAGTAGCAGGGTTTATTATTTTGTTACTATGTATTGGTGGAAGAGGAAGAAATCCAACTGTTGGTATAATAACTGGACACGGTTTCATTTTGGTAGGAGCAGTTCTATTCGTATCTGCTGTATTAACCAAAATGGTTCAATCCAAGAAAAAAACTGCAAAAACATTACTTGCTGGTATTACGGCTATTGGTCCCTTTCTAGTATTTATAGCTTTGATTGCTACAAATATGATTTTGATAAGTGGATATTTTAGCTCTATTTCTAGAAATACTGTAGCAGATTCTTATTACAATATGTTGAATTTGAGTATTATGAACAGTTTATTTATTACTTATTTCTTTTACAGACAAATTGGTGACGATAAGTATAAAAGAACTGGTATTATTGATCAAGTAACGGGTGCAGGATTATATCTTTTAGAAATATTTGGGTTTGTTGTGACTATAAGTATGTATATTGTTCTTGCATACTTTAGAACAGATGGGTTTTGTAATATTATTAACGACGGAGCATCTAAAAAGGTAAAGTTTAATTTAGATCAAAATCAGGTTCATATTCTAAATCCTACTCCACCTATTCCACTTTAATAAACTTATATGTAATGCCGTAATTAACATCCGTAGTCCATATTCCAGATATTTTTAAAATAAAACGTGTAGTTACCAAAGATTGTTTTGTCTTTGTAGATTCTGACTTTACACTTCCATTTTGAAAAAACTTGAAGAATCCACTTGTTATTTGATCTTTTAATTTATATTGAGCAGTTTTTTCACTTATATTTGCATTTGAAAGTAGAGTTTCTTCAATATTTAATATTGTATTTATGATGTCTTTGTTATCATTGACATTATAAGTGTGTTTAAATTTGTTATTAAATACTTCTTGTATCTTTCCAGTCATTTTAAATACTAAATGTATTCCATTTATGCTAGTAAAACAAGACGAATATATAATTCTAATAAACATTCCTCCATTCATCACCTTATTTTTTATTGGTTTGCAGTAGTAAACATTGTCTACTGAGAATTTACTAGAGCATGTAGCTATAATCATAATATATTTATTCTATACAGTTAATCAGGTAATTATATCTATATTGAAATGAAATAAATTAAACTAAATAAAGAATTTACTATTACTACTATAATGAAACATCACGAGACACACTTTGATGAGTATGTGAATGCAACAACAGATAATAATTTTCATCAACATCTTTTAAAGACATACGATAGTTTTTCTAACGAGATAAAGGGAATGAAAAATATTATTTTGTGTGGTCCATCTGGGTCAGGTAAATACACACAATCTCTCCTTATTGTAAATAAGTACAGTCCAAGTAAACTAAAATATGAAAAAAAGATTTCGGTTGTTGTTACAAAAAGCGAATACATTGTTAAAATTAGTGATGTTCATTTTGAGATAGATATGTCTCTCTTAGGTTGTAATGCAAAAATATTGTGGCACGAGTTATATAATCACATTATTGATATAATTAATAATCGTTCTTTTAAATGTGGTATAATTATCTGTAAAAATATGCAATGTATAAACAATGATCTTCTTGACATTTTTTACAGTTATATTCAAAATAATTCATTTATTAATAATGTTACGTTGAAATTTATTTTTATAACGGAAAGTGTTTCTTTTTTTCCTGAAAATATTATTAATTGTAGTGAAATTATTGGAATAGGGTTACCACCTTCATCCAAAGTAAAAAAACAAGTTAAAAAGTATATTAAACAGGCAGTAACATACGATGAAAATGTAAAAAACTTGAAAAGTTTATATACTTCAGGATTAAATAAAAAAAGTGTTCAAGATAAGATTATAGACAACATTTGCACGATTATTAAAAAAAAGAAAGAAGAAGTTGATTTTCCATCTATACGTGATTCAATATATGAATTATTTATTTATGAAGTAGATATACACGAATGTGTTTGGAAAATTATACATTTTCTCGTTGAAAATGATACTGTTGATTTAGAAACAATGGGAGTTGTGCTTGTTGAAACACAGAAATTCTTTAAGTTATACAACAATAATTATCGTCCAATTTATCACGTAGAGAGATATGTGTATACATTGATGATGAAAATTAGTGAAACTAATGAAAAATGCGAAGAAGTATGTTGTGATACATAGTTATTTTATTTGCGTACTATAAAGTATATAAATAAAATGAATAATCCTTATGATGATAATATGGAAATATCCTCCATATCCGGTTCTGAATATGATGATAGTGAAACAACGACATTTAGTTTTGAAGATGAACATCCTATACTGCAAGTGCCCCTAATTCATGATAGAGATATTTTTAGAGACGACAATAATAATCCAATATTATTCAATATAGCATTGGGTGATAGCGATAATATAAATGTGACACCTAGATACCAGGTTCGGAGATTACCTTATGATTACGTGGATTCTGAAACTCCAATATATATCCCTCATTTTGAAGATTTGAATGACTTTAAAACAAACTTTTTGAATGTCTATTATTCACGAGATGAATCTGGAATTTACAAGTATAACAAGCTTAAACGACTATACAATAAAGTAAAAAACAACCCACAATACCCATCCGATATAGAGAAAATAGATGTAATATTTTTTGGATTAATTGATAGTGAAAAAGAAAAAATGAGAAACCATGTAATATCAAACAATGTGATTCCTATGATTTTTGATAATATAAGTGATGATAAAGATCTACAAACAATGAATGATTATATATTACGTCATAATTTTAGTCCTAATAGTAGAAATTATGGTACATCATCGCCACAATTCATTTCTCAAAGTTTTGAACCTGGATCAGATAGTGATGAATCTACACCTAATGGAGGTGGTAACAAGAAAAGAAAATGGAGTGCAAAATATAAACGATCTATTAATTGCAAACGACCACGTGGATTTTCTCAAAGACAGTATTGTAAATATGGACGCAACAAAAATACAAAACGTAAACATCAAAAAAAGAAAAAAGAGACAAAAAAGGGTACAGGAAAATCAACTCGTAAACATAAAAGTAATAAAACAAAACGTCGTCATAAGTAAATAATCAATTTGTCGGATGTTTTCCATTGACATGCCAGTCTGCAAATTGAGTACAACCTGAACTAGCTACCCAACAATGAATGTTGTTCTCTCTGAAATAACTACTGATATCATGTTCTTTGTTGTTGTCATCATAGCACACGTACATATCATCTGATGCGTCTTCCACGTACTCATCATCTACCAATTCATCAAAATCTTCATTTTGTTCGTTCCATAAACATAAATTGGCTAGCGCATACATACCATCTTCATCTTCATATTTTTTACGTGTAGATGGACGTAAATAGGCAATGAATTTTTGACGATGATATACAGAACAGTCCAAATCATCAATATCATAATTATCGTGAATATCATCTGTTTCTTGACATTGATCCATTCCATCACAAGCTGGACATGAATCATCCATTTTTTCTATATCTGCTTCGTGGTAGCAATAAAATGCATACTTTTCAACTCTTTCTTCTCTCGTTTTCACCTTATCATTTATCATAATACTAATTTGTGTATTGATATTATCTTTAAGCTATTACTATTACACTGTCTCGTTGAACACGGTAATGATTATAGATTCAATGTTACAAGAACAAGAACAAGAACAAGAACAAGAACAATAGAGAGAAATAGAATATAAAACGATACAGATTTATATGCTATAGGAATAGCCAAAATAACACTATAAATGAACATAGTAAAATGTATGGAAATATTAGAATTAAATGATTTATCTGCACAAGATCTAAATATTGATAATGTGAAAAAAGCATATCGAAGATTAGCTTTGAAAAAACATCCAGATAAAAACGGAAATACACCAGAGTCAAAGGAAGATTTTCAAGAGTTGGGTGAAGCATATCAAACATTAATGCGAGTTGTTGATTCAACAAATGAATCTGAAGAATATCAACAAGAAACACAAATGGATTATTTTGATATTTTAAAACAGTTTGTCAAGAGTGCATTTAATTCTACTGGTGAAAATGCAAGTAATGAAAAACTCTTTGAGAAAATCAAAGAGCTTGTATTCAATTATCAGGATTTGTCCGTTTCGTTCTTTGAAAATATTGATCGTGATACATCTATTAATATCTATCAGTTTTTGTGCGCATACAAAGAGATATTGTATGTTAAAGAAGAGTTACTTGAAAAGGTCAAATCTATTATTCACACAAAGTTTGAGGAACTACAGATATACACAATTGAACCTTCGTTGGAAGATTTAATAAAAGACAAAGTCTACAAGTTAAATGTAGATGGTGAAATTTATCTGGTTCCATTATGGCACAAAGAAATGTATTTTGAAAACAAAAATCCAGATGGTAAAGAAATACTTGTATGGTGTTATCCAAAATTACCTGATAATTGTGCATTGGATGATAACAATAATTTATCTATTGTTCATGATGTTCCATTGAATATGAACTTATTTGATTGTGAAAAAAATACATTATCTGTGCCTATATGCGATGGTAAAAATATGGAGATAGACTTAGAAAAGATAACACTACAAAAAACTCAGGTATTTTATTTTCGAGAAAAGGGTGTTTTAAAAATAAATGAACAGTCTATTTACGAAGAAAAGGGGAGAGGAACTATTTCCGTATGGTTAAGATTTGTATGATAATATTTAACTCGTTCTCGATAGAAAAATCATATTTATTGGTATGCAATAAAAATGATTATTTACTTAATTGGATTACAATGGAATGAAATGAAACATCTAACTTATGCCTTCTTTGCACGAACAACCTTCTTCTTAGGCTTCTTTTCCTCGACTACTGGAGGCGGTGCTTCCTGCTCTTCTTCTTCCTCCTCTTCTTCTTCCTCCTCCTCTTCCTCCTCTTCCTCTTCCTCCTCGTCATCCTCAACAGCAGTGTTGATCTCCTTGACCTCCTCTTCCTCATCAACAGCCGCTTCCTTTACTGCCTTCTTATCTGTGGCACTCAAACTAATAAGTGGACCAGAAGAGAATACACTGTTAGGAGGAGACTTAACAATTGCCTGAACCAATCTCCAGGAAATACCACAACGACCACTTACACTCCAAACACCTCCACACTCAATGGCAGTTGCAACCATCATTCCCTTCTTGAAATAAGACATAGGAGTGTTGGTCTCCTCATAAGACTGAGAATCGTCACGAAGCCAAAGTGGATTAGAGTCTTCGTCGTAGACATTACATTGGTATTGTCCCTTCATCTGGTAAAACTTAACTCTTAGTGTAGGATCTCTAGTGTAGTCAATGTCACCAGTCTCCTTGTTCTTAGGATACTTCAACATAGGAACGAAACACATATCAAGACCGTCCATATTCTTAACAGCCTTTCCAAGAATATCCTTTGCGTTCTTGAGAATATGCTCCTTGACAGTAGACTCAAAACTCTTTAGGTTATCAAGGAAGGTGTTAGTATCGTTATTTTTATTTTGATCGTTAGGAAATTGCAAGGTTAGTTCAAACTTATTATTGCCTTCGTAATCGGATGCACCCCACGTTAGCATAAGTGGTGCTGCGAATCGAAATGCATTCTTGGTGTTATTTGAACGAATATTTACAGACTTGCTTCCATTACCTAGAACCTTTACAGGCTGAAAGTCAATGCTGTTAGTATCGAGGGGCTTAGTTGCGTCAATGATTGTCTCCATCTTGTCACTGTATGTATGATACATATATACTTGTCGATCTCTTTAAATCAATTCTTTTAAGGAATATGCTATCCTTGTCAATTTTTTGCACCATATATCATCATAAAGTATTTCATTATTGTTACGGATAATTAATAGGGTAGAAACATATTAAAGTCAAGAACTTATGTAGACTATATATATGAGTGATAATTCTGTAGATAACACAATTGTACAAACTGAGTTACCAGACAATGGAACACACGGGAAATCAAGTAAAACTTGTATCTCAGAATTAAAACAAATGAAAACTAGAAATATGAATGATTCAAAACAACTATTTGAAAAATATCTTCAAGATCGAGCAATGGAGGATTTCAAAGGATGTGTACCAAAGAAAAAGTGTCCTGAGTCTGAATTTCATATTCCTACCTATGAAGATTATTCCATTCTTCTCTCTTACAAACTCAAAAAGGATGAACTAAAATTAATTGCAAAGAATTATCGTTTGAAGATATCAGGTACGAATAATGAATTATTAGCTAGAATTTATTCGTATTTAAAAATGTCTAATATATGCACACGTATACAATCGGTGTTTCGTGGATTTTTACGTAGATTTACAAATCGTTTACGTGGTCCTGCTTTTTTAAATCGTAAAATATGTAACAATGATAGTGATTTTTTAACAGGTGATGATGTTGATAAAATTCCTGCTAATCAGTTTATAAGTTATAAATCAGATGACGGTTTTATCTATGCGTTTGATTGTATCTCTCTTCATAACTTATTTGTCTCTGCTTGTAAAGACAGGAATAATTCATCATCTGATCCACTACGTAGAGTTTCTAAAGTTTTGGTTTTGAACCCATATAATCGTAATAGAATAAGATCCGGTGTATTTCATAGTATGAGACGTCTGTCAAAAATATGTAAATACATTTACAAAACTCCTATTGACGTGGCAGTTGAAACCGAGGAAGTTGTTCAATCTGAAATGTCTATTCAAGATTTAGTAACAAGATTGTTTATGAAAATAGACGAGTATGGTCATTATACAAATCCAAACTGGTTTATGTGTTTAGATAAAACGAATCTATTAAGACTATTTTCTGAGCTTGCTGATATTTGGTGTTATCGTGCAGCTCTAAGTAATGAATCTAGGCGAAATATTTGTCCGTCTGATCCTTTTCGATATACAGCTATGCATATTGCATTCTTTACAATAGAAAATAGTTTAGAAATTATTCAAAGGAAAATGCTAGATATTTTTAATTGTTTAATATCTACGGGAATAACACACGATGATAGATCATTAGGAGTATTGTATTTATTACAAGCATTTACACTTGTAAACAGAGATGCAAGAGATGCGATGCCATGGTTGTATGAGGCAGTTTCTTATTCTTAAATAATGCGTAATAAACAATATTTTTAATAGATTAAGTTAAAGAAAATATTTTGTTAGGGGTTTTCCTAACAAAATATACAATCTAATATATATTATAGTGTAAACATACTTAAAAACAATGCTGTAAGGTAGAGTATAATGGTTAAAGCTAAGAAGACCACTACTGCTACTGAGACCGCACCTGCCACTAAGACCCCTGCTAAGAAGACTAAGGTCGTGAAGAAGACTGTTGAGAAGGAGGAGGCTCCTGTTCCTGTTGCCTCTGTTACCGAGGCTCCTAAGGAGGAGGTTGCTGTTGAGGATAACCTTATGGAGTTGTCCTCTGTTTTCTTTGCCAAGTTGCAGAATATGACTCAATTGATTACTTCTCTTAAGAGCGAGTATCGTGCCCTTGAGAAGAAGTGGCTTCGTGAGATCAAGCAATCTCAGAAGGTTGCTAAGAAGAAGAGAAAGAACGGAAACCGTGCTCCTAGCGGTTTCGTGAAGCCTACTCGTATCAGCGACGAGCTTGCTAACTTTTTGGGTGTGCAACAGGGTGTTGAGATGGCTAGAACTGACGTGACCAAGGAGATCACCAACTACATCAGACAGAACAAGCTTCAGGATAAGGATAATGGTCGCAAGATCAACCCTGATGCTAAGTTGAAGAGCCTTCTTAACTTGACTGCTGAGGATACTCTTACTTACTTCAACCTTCAGAAGTATATGAGCCCCCACTTCGCCAAGAGTGTTAAGGCTACCGAGGCTGCTGCTGCTGCTGCTGCAGAGGCTTAAATTATCATTTTGTATACATATTTGTAAATAAATAATCTAAACTATTCCGGTCTAAACTAAAGTAAACTAAACTAAGTAAACAACAAAACAAAAATAAAAGTATAAAATCATACACAAAATTATAAAAACATAAATACGCCGGAATTAGCTCAATTGGTAGAGCATTCGCCTGTAGTGGTATTAAATTAAAGTAATTTAACTAGTTGTTAGCGAAGGGTCGCCTGTTCGATTCAGGCATTCCGGATTGAATAAATAATAAATAATACGTGTTTAGTGTATTACACGTATTATTTAATGTTCACTATATTTATAATGGCAGGGTCATATTCTGATTTTTATTTAGCTACAGGGATTGTATCTGCTGCTTATTCTGTTTTTGCATTTGCAAGTTATTATACTTTTTCAGGAGCTGATTTAATCGATGCAAAAAAAGCAAGAAAAATGATTAAAAAAGGAGATATTGATTATGTTATTGATGTAAGAACAACAACTGAATGGAAATTAGGTCATTATCCTAGTGCTGAACATATTCCCACTGACAGAATAACAAAAACAAAACTTGAAAAGTTATCGAAAGATTATAAAGATAAAACGTTTCTTGTTTATTGCAATACTGGACAAAGAGCAAGATCTGCTGCTGAAAAATTAAGATCATATGGTGTAAAAGAAGCATATTATATATCTGGAACATATTTGAGTATATTGGATCACGATTAGACGAACAAGAATTAACATATGGTTTGTTGCATAACTGGGGAATTGTGTGTATGTGTATTTCCAAAAAGTGAAAACATTTTGTATATTCTATCCAATTCCTTGTAATCTGTATCATACTTGATATAGCATTTCAACCAATCGTAAAATGTCATATTTGAATATTTTACGTTTTTTATGAATCGATTATAAAGTTTTAATGCAGTATGTAAATTCATAGATTGTTCTGAATTTCCGCTCATATGGTAATCTGTTCCGGATATAATACATACTCGTTTAAAATTATCATATGTCATTCCAAGATCAATCAATAATCTTTTAAAATCGTATAATGTTGCTGTTTTATTAACAAGATCTATGTCTCGTATAATGTAATTGCAACCATAAATAAACATATCCATATCATCGCTCATACAACCCCAACATTCACCGTTAAGAACCATTTGTGCACACAATTGATCCGCTTCTGTAGGTGCATTATAATATATGACATCTTCTTTTTCAAATAATTCTTTTACATATTTTATTTTCTCACGTGTAATGGTAATCGATTCTCTTTTTAGTTTATTATATTCAATCAATAGTTGTTGTTTTTCATCATCACTACACTCTTCTTGCATTTTTGTAAATAATATGTTACACTGTTCTTGTGCATCTAATCTTTGTTGTTTTCTTTTATATAATGTTTCTCTTTTTTCATTTGGAGGTTTTCCATCGAATATAAATATGGGACATATATTATGATTCTTTAAAATAGTTATAAACGACTGCATATTTTCAATTAGTTTATCTTCTACATCAAATTGGTACAAATATATGCTTGTATCGATAGCAATAATTTTGTTTTCTAAGTAACTTAGGTTGATGTGTCTAATTGATTCTTCACTGCAATTCGTCTTTAGATATTTATTCAGGTGTTTAATCCCCATACAGTCTGTCTGATGTCGTTGTTTCTATACTATACAACATATTTCAATTTTTAATATATTTTACAAAATATTAAATATATTAGATTGGACAATGGTGTTGACTAGTAGTATTACTATTTGAGTTCAAACATGCTCATTCTCAATGTATTTTGAATCCATTTATATTTTTCAGCATTTTTCATTAATTTACCGTAACACTTTTCATTAGATACTTGAGAAATACTGTTTAATGTAAATTTGGATTTGTATTTTTTCTTAATAAAATCACAAAAACTAAATACGTTTGGATGTGTTTTCTTGAATGGTAATAACGATAAATTGTTTGTATCACACCATTCCATAAACTCTTGATAATTAATAAGGAGTATTGTTCCTATAATTGAATAAGCAAACACGTTTGTTTTTTCACGGTATAAATTATCTCTTGCAATTTTAGATTTTTTTGTTTTGGAATAAAGATCTTTGTATTCCAATCCCATAAAATCTAATATTTTTTTCATTTGAAATGTTTTAAACATAACTTCAAATCGAATCATTGTATCAAATGTGTCTAAAAAGTTTTCTAGTGTTCTTTCTGGAAGAATAAGATAAGCTATTAAACAAGTGTTTAGAATAATAGCCCACGTTTCAGTATATGATTCAAAAATTAAAAAATCAGATTTTATTGGAAATATTTCTTGTAGATAACTTTTACACTTGGATATAACATTGAGACCTGAAAAATCTAGTGCTAATAGATGAAAGGATTCGTGGACAAATACTTTAAACCATTCTTCGGATCTATACAAAACTATTTCGGATTTACCTTTGGGACAAGTGTAAGTAAATCCTGTATTTGCGTGAACTTGTCCAATAATATCTGCTTCTGATTTTGGTAATTCTTTTTTAAAGGGAGCCATATAAAGATAAATATCAAGATCATTTCCACAATCTGAGTTTGAGTATTTAAATGCTATTTTTAACCATATAATCATACGTTGAAAATATCGATTATACATTTCAATATTAGACTGAGGATCCTTGTCTTCTGTTAAAAAGAAAACACTTACCTTTTTTACTCCGAAAATAACAGTTGAATAAGATATTTGAGACTTAGTATTTTCTTTAATATGTGTCAACGTAAACGAAGGCAAAGACTCTTTGTTAAATGTGCTCGCATAAGGAATTGGATTTTTGTTATTTATACTTGTTACTTTCAAATTATAAAATGCAGGTGTATTAATTTGAATCGCTTTTTGAACTGACATTGCTGAATGGTGTATTTCATTGAATAGTAATTCTAAAATATTGTTTGTTTGCTCTGTATGTGCTTTTTCAGAAATACAGGGTTCTACGTTTTTTTTAGAAGCCCATTCTGTCAAGGCAGAACTATATTCATTTAATTTTGCAGACGTCATAGTATATATAAACACTTGTTTTTATACTGCAATTTGAAATTAACTTGATTTTTCACGATTATACGGATTACGTAAAAAACAACAGGAGTATCGTATATAATTTAACCAGAACCACCTTCTTCTATGTTTTGCCTTTTCTTCTCCTTCTAGTAATTCTTCTAGGACAGAGAGAGTTTTATTTTGCGTAAATGAAAACATACTCTGGTGTAATACCATAATATACAAAATAATCCTAAATCTTATTTTGATTTAGAATTATTTTGAGTAAGCCCACATTATAGTAAAATCAATGTCGTCTAATTGAGAACCATCTTTTTTTGGATTACTAATTTTATTTATTCTTTTTGATTTTATATGATACATTGCTTGTTTTCGAATATTGTTTATTTTTTTTAACGGACATTCATCGTTTACTAAAAGTAATAACATAGTCACTCCAAGTGTTAGAATACGAAACATTGTTTGTTTATTTGATTACATATAATAAATATTTCTTATTAAAGTAAAGTTCGTATTTTCACCAAGTTCTTATCTACTTCCACTGGTTTACCAGGAGAAACATACTTGTTAAGCGTAGCATCTTTAGTTGCCTTTAACAAATCTCTAAAATGTGGGATAGAAAACTTAGCCTTCATAGCCTTTAATGTTGCTTCCTCTTCACGTTTTCCGTAATAATCATTGTCTACAAGAATGTTTTCTGGTCGAATAATTTTTCTTCCCTTTTTACCTGATTTACTTCCTGCAATAATGGCAAGTTCTACATCCTTTGATATGTTTGATTCACTTTCTCTCGTAAACTGGAAATAAAAATCTGCGGCATCTTTATTTTTAAACTTTGATGCTTCTATATAATGCTGTGCACTATTCCAGTGATAATTATCTAGTGGAATACTCATATTGTCATCATGCATATATTTATTATGTAATTTTCTTCGCCAGTTAGGATATTTTCCTTTGGGTGATAAGTCTGCAAACTCAAACTTTCTTCCTACTGATTCTATTTTCTCTCCTGTTCCTTTTCCAGCTCTACCATCCATTGACTTATCATAAAACTGGAATACTGTGTTTGAATCTATGGCAGTTAATACATCAAGATCAATAATTTGATCTTGTGTTTGCAAAGAAGATTTGTTTTGTTCTTCTGTCATATGTCTGAACTCTGGAATGTAAATAAACGTGCCACTGTTTTTCTCAAGACATTTGGTAACAACAAGTATTTTTAAATCGTATGGTAATTCACTGTATTCAAAAATAGTTTTGTTGTGATAAGTAATTAAACGGAAATGATTTTTATTTGCGTGTTCTAAAATAATATAAAACTCTGGTTCAAATGTTCCTCGAGAGGCAACGATTTCGTCAGATATACCACATTGTAACATATTGTTACTATCCTTTTTAGCAGCATCACTACTAAGTATAATGAATTTCACGTTCAATATTCTTTCCATTGTTGTAATTGCCCATATATCTGCCCAGTATTCTGATGTTTGAACTATTTTTACTAGATCATCAATCGATTTTACCTTGCGCATAAAACTATATTCTGAATATATTTCTTTTGCATTTTGAAAACTTGATGCTGCATCATCGTGTTCTCTCGCCACTATTTTTGCATTGTTGATATATTCATTTTGTTGGGTAGATGATATTGTTGATGTAATAAGGGTTTTGTATTTTTGGTAAGATTCCTTCAACGTATTTACTTTATCTCTTTCTGATTTAATTAGTTGTGAAGCAACCACAAAATGTTCCGTATAGTTTTTAAATACATCTTCAGTTATTTCTCTCGATAACTTTTTACGTAATGCTTCTACGTTTGTAATTTGACCTATTGCTGAGAAAGCTTCACGTATAGAAGCAAAAAAACAATCACCGTTGCTCTCAACTTCAATTAGTCCATAATTCAGATTTTTCATAATTTTTTGAATCCAAGTAGAAGATTTTTTATCTGAAAGTTCGAATGTTTCAAACTCTTTTCTAGATATTTCAAGTGTTTCTTCGGTTATTTTTTTAGGTATTTTTGCATTTGCATCAAATTCAAATATATCTGCACGATTTGATGGGATTGATAAATTACTAATGGAAGAAAATGAATCTTTGTCATTTGTATTTGCACTTGACGTCGCAGTTTGTTCTTCTTGTTCTTGATCTTGATTTTCATCTTGTAAATCTTTATTATTTTCTAGTAATTCATCATCTTTTTCTGTTTGTTCTTCACTTCCTGGTGGCAACATTCTACTGTTTTCAATAATAGTATCACTTACATATACGTATGGTAATGGGTCAGGCATTTTATCCATAATTAATTCACCATTATCATCTGTATGATAAAGCAAATCATTTGCCTCAATTTCGTATACTCCTATTTGCATAGCTTTTCCAGTGTTTTTAATCATATAAATTGGAAAGTATACCGTGTTTTTATTTTTTCCAGATTTTTGTTGTTCTTGTCCTATGGCGCCAATAATCTCATATCCTTTAAACTCTATCTTATAAAGCTCAATATCTTGTTCTTTATCTTGATCTTCAACTGATCTTTTTTCCGGATAACTAATGGACGTATCTATTTTTGACAGAACCATTGTACTTATAATTATATAAATAAGATTATATTTATATAGTTGCTTATCGAAACAATGTTCCACAATTATATTTTACTCATTCATTTTCCATCCAACAATAAACTTTCGAAGGATTTTATCTTTCTTTAATTCCGACATCGTCTTCCACAAGAACAATCGTTTTTCTATTAATTCTATGTTTTCCTGTTGAGATTCAAACCATATTATCTGATCAATAATTTCAGTTTTTTTCAGTTTATTCTGTTGAACTATTTTTTGAATGTTGTAGTATTCGCAGATGAGTAGAAGCTCTTTTATTGTGTATTTTGAATATTTGTATGTTTTTTCAATAAGAACATTTTCATCTAACGTGTAAAAATCAGAAAGTTCATTATATTTGTCAATATTATAAACATTTTCATTATTATCTTCAAAACCAATATCACTAATGTTATTTATAATCTGATTATTTTCTTCTTCTTTTGATTCATCGACTGAATAATCGTTATAAAAATTAGCTGGTTCTTGTATTTCATAATATATGTTTTGATCTATATTCGTCATACTATACACATAATACAACATAATCTTTATTCATTTTATTGTTTATATATAGTCACTAGTCATTTTACAAAATAAAATGACGAGATCAAAGTGTGAATGAAAATGTAATGTAACCATTATTTAATCTTTAATGTATCCATAAGCTTAAAGAATGCTTTTGTCGAAAGACCTGATGGCTTTTCAGAACTGTTAGAAACTAACTTATTTAAAAAACAATGAATAGAAACAACATCAGAAATAATAACATTCTTACATTCTTCAACAACTACATCTTCAGACATAAAAATACAAATGTTTTCTATAATTTCGTCATTTGAATACTTATTACATTCTTCTGATATATCGTTAAATAACTTTGTTGAAATAATTTTGAGATTCTTGTAAAAATCTATTTTATTTACTTTATTCTTAAGGTACAAGTTCAAGTAAAATGTCGATATAGATTTTCTAATATCGTTTTCTTTATTTGTTTTACAAAATAGATCATAATCTTTGTCTGGATTCATCTCTACAATCGATTCGTAACTTATCATATAATCAGCCATTTTTCCACTAAAAGCATCCTTCAATATTTTGTACTTTTCAAGCAATATGGAAAATAGTTCAGTATAAATCTTGGTATAAAACTTAGTGTGTGACAGTATATCTATCAGTAGGCGTATACTACGGTCAGAATCTTCTTTTGAAATATCAGAACCAATTATTTCATTTATAACATTAAACAAATCATTGTATAATTCTTCATTATTTCCCTTACCGATTTTGTTTATAATTGACCTCATATTTTGAACCTGTAAATCAATGCCTTCCTTTTTCACAGTATTTGTATTTAGTTTGAATATAATATTAGATTGATTATCTTGTGAATTATTGTTTGTTGTATCATTATGTCTGAATCTACCCTTCTTTCTTTTATTTTCATTGTAATTAGAATCTTTTTTATTAAAAACAGGGGTCTTAATATAGGTAGGTGACCCCACGTGTTGTGACAAAGTAGAAATTAAGTCTATTGTTTTGGTTGGTAAGTCTACTACAAATCCATTGTCTTGGATACTTTGGAAATCGTAAATAGAATATTTCACCATTCACACTTTGATTACTATAATGTTGTAATTAAAAATATTTATATAGTTTAACTAATAATATAATAAAATAACTCCTGTAATGTGTTATGAAAACGATTTTCATATTATCGATAACTAAAATAACGAAAATAATAATGTAGGGTTTATGATATGAATAAGTATAATACTAATAATAAATACACTTAAACACGTGTTAGTAATATAAATTATCATTTGAAGAAGTATGGCCAGAAACATGTTTAAACCCAACATGTCATCAGATGATATTGTTTCAATGCAACATTATTCGAGTAGAATAGAACAGGCTCCTGTCGAGGAGAAGGATTCTAATATTCAAGTTTTTGAGAAGTGGGAAGATATGGATCTTCCCCCAAATATTTTACGTGGTGTTTATAGTTATGGTTATGAAATACCAAGTCCTATTCAAAAAAAAGCTATTCGTCCAATCATAGACGGTAAAGATTTGATTGCACAGGCACAATCTGGAACCGGGAAAACTGCAACATTTGCTATAGGTTCGCTTTCATCTATTGATGTTTCTCTAAAATCAACACAAATTATCTGTTTGTCTCCAACTAGAGAACTAAGCACGCAAATAACATCTGTATTTAAATCAATGTGTACTTTTTTAGAAGGTATTCAAGTAGAGACCCTTGTTGGTGGTGTTTCTGTTGATAGTCATGTAAGTATGTTGAAAAATGCAAATCCACACGTTATTATTGGTACCTCTGGAAGAGTTTTTGATATGATAAAAAGAAGATGTCTAGATACATCAAATGTAAAAATATTTATTTTAGATGAAGCAGATGAAATGTTGTCTTCTGGTTTTAAAGAACAAGTTCAGTCTATTTTCCGTTATTTACCTGAGAAGGTTCAAACCTGTATTTTTAGTGCTACGTTGCCAAGATATGTTTTTGATGTAACGAGTGATTTTATGCAAGATCCGGTAAAGATTGTTGTTAAAGCAGAACAGCTTACTTTAGAGGGAATATCACAATATTATGTGGCTGTGCAAGATGATGTTCAAAAATATGAAACACTTGTTGATTTATACGGGAAGTTTTCTGTTTCTCATTGCATTATTTATACAAATAGTGTAAAGCGTGTTACTGACCTACATCAAGCAATGGTTTCAGATGGATATCCTGTATGCTGTATTCATTCTAATATGTCAAAAGATTTAAGAGAAAAGTCATTGTCTGATTTTAGACAAGGTGTGTATCGTGTTCTTATTTCTTCTAATGTTACCGCAAGAGGTATTGATATTCAACAGGTTAGCTGTGTTATTAATTTTGATATCCCTCGAGATACTGCGACCTATCTTCATAGAATTGGAAGAAGTGGTAGATGGGGTAGAAAAGGCGTGGGTATTAATTTTATTGTACAAAGAGACGTTGATAAGATGAGAAATATTGAGAGTTTTTACAACACACAAATTACTGAGTTACCTGCAGATCTTCCTATTTAATTCACTCGTATGATTACACTATATTTTATCTATTTCAGATATAATATACTGTCTAGCTAGAAATATGACAACCCAAAATAAGAATACAAAGAACACAAATGTGAATATTTTGGATGAAAACATAAACAAACATTTTAAGCCTCCTATTTATTTTAACCCTTATCACATTACATTGTCGAAAGACATTATTACAGATCTTGAAATAAATAAAACCATAGATCCTTCAAATCGACCTATGATACAGTGGTTATACAACGATACTACAGATTTGGGAAAGGTTGTTGGTAAAGAAACTTCCAAATATTATACAACTGACATAGAGTTTATAAATGATACACAATGTTACTTGAAAAGAATAGTTCCTTGTGAACCAAATGAAAATTGTGATGTGAAAAAAGTATACGAATGTTGGAAATCAATTACCACACATAAAGATTTCAAAGATAGGTATAATTATGTTGAATGGGATATGTTAATGTTTTTAAATGAAAATGAGCTGTTTCTGCAGTTTATGAGTATGTATAATTTGGCCTCTCCTGTTTTAGCTCTTTTAGTTCCTCTTGTTATACTTGTTGTTCCATTTTTTGTTTTGAAGATGAAAAATATTGATGTTACATTTGAAGAGTATATGATTATTTTTAGATCAATAGCAAAAACACACGTGCTTTCAAGAGTATTTACTGGGTTCTCTGATGCATCTCTTCAACAGAAAGTGTATATGTTGGTTTCTCTCGGGTTATATTTTTTATCTCTTTATCAAAATGTACAAGTATGTAGAAAGTTTTACAATAATATGAAGTCTATCCACCAAGATATGTTTTCAATCTCTTCATTCATTAAAATGATGTCAGGACGTATTCGCAATTTTGAAGAAAGCACACGATCTTTACCTACCTACAAAAACTTTCAAGTTATTTTAGAAACACATAAAACAGTAATGAAAACAATTATGGGACATATAGATCGCATACCTCCGTTTTCTATTTCCATTAAAAAATTGTGTAACTTAGGAACTGTTTTGAAAGGATTTTATGACTTGCATACCAAGATACAATACAATGAAACAATGTGTTTTCTATTTGGATTCTGTGGATATTTGGATAATATTGAAGGAATCAAGAGGAACTTGAATAACAAAAAAATAAGTTTCGGAACATTACAGAAGAAATCTAAGAAGAAGAAGAATGATTCGTCTATGAAAATAGAAAATATGTATTATCCCGCACTAATGAATGATAACCCAATTAAAAATAGTTTTAAAACCAAAAAAGATTTTGTCATTACAGGACCCAATGCTTCTGGAAAAACAACTATCTTAAAATCAATGTTATTAAATATTATTTTTACACAACAATACGGGTGTGGATTCTATGATAAGTTTACGTTTGTGCCATATAAACATTTACATTGTTATTTAAATGTTCCAGACACATCCGGGAGAGATAGTTTATTCCAATCTGAAAGCAGAAAATGTAAAGAAATTTTGGATATCATACAACAAACAAAGAAAACTTCAAAGACAGATCGACATTTTTGTATGTTCGATGAACTTTATTCAGGAACAAATCCAGAAGAGGCTATTAAATGTGGTCACGCATATTTATCGCATCTAAATGATATAAAACAAGTTGATTTTGTTTTAACTACACATTACAAGGAATTATGTAATAAACTAGAATCTTTAGGTGGCGTGGAAATGTATAGAATGAAAGTAAACGTAAATAACGATGTTTATGATTACACTTATTCTATGGAAAAGGGTGTCAATCAGGTGGATGGTGGAATCGAAATATTGCGACAAATGAATTATCCAACAGACATTATTAATAAATTGCACAAGAATAAGAAGACAAATAAACACCCCAAAGAGAGAAAAGAATAATTATCTTAGCCATTCGTATTATTTTGCAAAATTTAATGTGGTTTGTTTGTATTAGGAATGAGTGAGATCTTTAATTTTTCATTTGTTTTAACCTTGGCGATAACTATGGTTTTGGTAGGCGCAATATCATTTATTTTATATAACAAGATTGAACAACAAAGTGTAAAGATGAAAGCAATGATGGATTTAGTTACAAGTGTTGTTTCCGAAGTAAACAATTTGAAAACTGGTTCAGGAGATTTAGACATTCCTCCTTTAGATGGAAATTGGAATGAAACAAACGATGATATTAATGATATTAGAGAAAACATAACATTAAGTTCAGATGATGTAGCTATGATGAATGTTGAAATGTTAAACTCTGATTCAAAGCTCATAGATGTTTCTGACGGAGAGAACAATTACGAAGAAGACGAAGAAGACGATGAGGTTGACAGTGACGATGAAGATGATAGCGATGATGAAGAAGAGGAAGACGAGGAAGACGAGGAAGAAGACGAAGACGAAGACGAGGAAGAAGAAGAGGATGATGATGACGAGAATGAGGAAGACGAAGATGAAGACAATGAGAAGGATGGAGACGAAGAAAATGAAAATAAAATGATGGAAAATGAGGACAATAAAAATAATGAACCAGAAAGTAAGATTATCAGTTTGAAAGATGAACTTATAGAAGAACTGGATATCGACGGTGTGATTAATGATGGTGATAGTAAGATATTAGTAATTCCTGAGGGAGATACTACTATTGATTACACAAAGCTTACTACTTCTGAACTTAAAAAGTTGGCTGTTGAAAAAGGACTCGTTAATGAATCAAAATCAAAGAATATGAAAAAAAATAAGCTAGTTGAAATGCTTTCTATGCAATAATAAATAATATTGGTATATAGTATTATGGGTGATCTCGGTGTCCATTACAATCCTACAAATAACACGCATCATGACAAACCAGCTTTAATGGAAGATAGACGTCAAGGAGGAGCAAGTTTTTATACAGAATCTGGTGTTGACCATCAAATTAAGAACTTTTCTAGATCTGGATCTAATTGGGAATATAGAAAATATTTAACACATAATGCTACAAAAATAATGAAAGTCAACTTCCGTCATAAATTAATGGAAAATCCTCACAATACTATGGGTATTTCCAAAGAACAAGGACAAGATATTGAGAATCAAAACTTGAAAACCCCCTTTCTTTATAAGGATAGTTTTGATATGACCAATGTTGACCAAACTTTTTCCAGTAATTTGAAAGAGTTATATTTGAACAGAGAACAACTACAATTGATGAAAACTTCTCCCAGTGTATACAGTTCCTCTATGAACAAATACTAAACAAAATACTATTAAGTGAATAATATACTTACTGAACAACAAGTATATTATCTATCCATTTAACAATTCGAATTACCTATTATGCTTTTATCATAATTTAATTATTTAGTTAGACGAAACAATATTTAAACAAAAAATAAAAAAAGTATGTAGACTAGAAGAAATTAACTTAGATCATCACTTATTAAATTAAATGAAAATAGTAAGTATTGATGTAGGTATTAAAAATCTTGCCATTTGTGTATTTGAAGTGAAAAAAAATGAATCTAACTCTGTAGATACGGTATCTATTTATAAATGGGAAGTACTTAATGTAACGCAGAAAGAAACATATAAGTGTATGGGTGGAGATGGAATATGTAATGGTGAAGTAAAATATGGTAAAGATGGAAAGTATTATTGTTTGAAACATTCGAAAAAGGAAAAATATATGAGACCTACTGCAGATTTAGAGTTAAAATATTTGAAAAAACAAACTTTGGGAAAGTTAAAAGAAATTGCAGAAAAACATTGTATTACATATGATTCGCCTATTAAAAAAAATGATTTAATGGGTGTTATAGTTGATTACCATAAAACCAAATGCTTTGATAGCGTAGATAAAGTAGATGCTACAA